GAAATCTGCAAAGGAACTGGCGCAGAAAAAAGCAGCGATTACGCTCGTGAAGATTGGGCCACTTGAGGCAGCCATTTCCCGTGCTGCGGAGCTGGAAGAAAAGCACCAGCAGCACGAAAGCACTGCCGGAAAGATTGCGGAACTGGAAAAGGGATTGCCGGAGTACACGGAGCAGAGACAGGCGGTACTCGACGCAGAGGCGGAGCTGGAACGACTGGAAGCGGACTATGAGAAAGCGAAAGAGATGCTGTCATACCGCATTACGACCCTCAAAGGCAAAGTTGAGCTTCTGGACAACAGCGGTTGCCCGGACGTAGAAAAGGCAAGTTGTAAGTTCCTTACGGACGCACTGGAAGCCAAGAAAGCATTGCCGGAGGCAGAGGCGGCACTCGCTTCACTTGAGACGGAGTACGCAGCAAACCGTCAGAGCCTTTCAGATACGCTCAGACAGGCGGAAACCGTGTTCAGCGATAAAATGCACCTCCCGGAGGAAATCGAGGCTCTTAGAGGCGATTTGAGAGTGCTTGAGGCAGCGGAGAAAGAGTACAGCAGCCTTGAGACACAGAGAAACGAGCTGAAACTCATGCAGGAACGCTCGGAGGAGCTGGCAAAGGCGCAGGCCAGCGCAGAGGAGACGGTCACAAAGGGAAAAGCCGAACTGGAAAAGGTGACAGCGGAGCTTGAGGCGGTAGAGGCAGCCAACAGAGAGTATGAGAAGTTACAGCAGGACATTTTGACAGCCAGAACATGGCTGGATAAGGAGAAACAGCTCCCAGTAGCGAGACAGCAGAAAGAGGCGGCAAGCCTGCGTGTTCTGGAATTGAGTGGAGAGATTGAAGAACTCGAAAAGGAACTCGAAGAAACCCGCACAGAGCTTGAGGAGGAGCAGAGCAAGACCGTAGGCACGGCAGAGCTGCAGGCACAGGTAGCGACAGCAGAGGCAGAAATCAAGGCCATGCAGGACGCAGCGCAGGCGGCCACTCTGAAACTCGGCGGCTTGAAGAAACAGGCGGAGGAGCTGACGGAGAAGTTACAGCAGGCGGCAGAACTGCAGAACCGTGTAAACGTACTCGGAGACAAGGCCGCCGGATATGAGGAACTGAAAAAGGCGTTTTCGCAGGACGGCATTCCGCACAATATTATCCGCAGCATTATCCCGGTATTTGAGGCCACGGCAACGAATATCCTCGGCCAGATGTCACAGGGCCGCATGAGCGTTGAGTTCGTGACCGAAAAGGTTCTGAAATCCAACAGCAAGAAAGAGGTAACGACCCTCGACATCATCATCAACGACGTAGACACCGGGCGACTTCCTTACATGAGCAGGAGCGGAGGCGAGAGGGTAAAAGCAGCACTGTCCGTTATCCTTGCCCTTTCGGAGATTAAGAGCAGCAAGGCAGGCGTACAGCTTGGGTTCCTGTTCATCGACGAGCCACCATTCCTCGACGCTCCGGGCGTACAGGCATATTGCGACGCACTGGAAGCAATTCAGAACAGATACAGCAACCTCAAGGTTATGGCAATCACCCACGACCCGGCCATGAAGTCGAGATTTCCGCAGAGTGTAGATGTGGTAAAGACGGCAGAGGGCAGCAAGGTAATTTATGAATAGAAAACATCACTTCCGGGGAGTTTTCTCCCCGGAAAAACCCGAAAAGGAGGTGTAATCGTTGGGACGACCACGAAAACAAACGGTAGACTACTTCCCACATTTTGTAGGAGCCGACAGCAAGACAAAATTCATACTGGAAAATAAGTGGGGGAACGACGGCTATGCTTTTTGGTTCAAGTTATTGGAGCTTCTTGGCCGCAGTGACGGCCATTGTTACGACTGTTCAGTAAGCGCAAACAAGATGTACCTCGTCTCGCTGGCAAGGGTAAGAGAGGAGACGGCGGACGACATCTTAGAGACACTGGCGGAGCTTGGGAAGATTGACAAGGAATTGTGGGACACACACAAGCTCATTTGGTGCCAGAGGCTCGTTGACAACCTGCAGCAGGTTTACGCAAAGAGAACAGTACAGATACCGTGCAAGCCGTTCACGGAACCGGCAGCCCCTACACCTGCACCGGCAGAGCCGCCTCAGAAGAAAGAGGAGCCAGAGTCGGAGGCGGAGGAGAAGCCGAAAAAGAGAGGCAGACCCACAAAGAGAAAGTCCGTACTCAAGGTAAAGCAGCAGGAATTGTTTGAAAAATTCTATGCAGCATACCCGAAAAAGCAGGACAGAGCCTCGGCAGAAAAGGCATGGGCGAAGATTGAGCCGGAGCCGGACGAGGCAATGACAGAGAAGATTATACAGGCGGTTGAGCTGTCAAAGAAATACGATAACCGTTTCAGAGAGAGACAGTACACGCCGTTACCGGCCTCGTGGCTGAACGCCAAAGGCTATTTGAACGAATTTGCACAGGAGGGAGGAAACGGCTATGGAGCTTACCAGAATAGGAGAAGCAGCGGGCCAGCGACAGACCCCGGAGGATTTACACCGTCGGGAGGATTCAAAGGCAGCGAATAACATGGTTACGCCGCAGGAAGCAAAAGAGAGAGGTATTCCGTGGCGTGTAGCACCGCCGGAGCCGCAGGTGTGCCAGTTTTGCGGCCAGCCAATACAGCCGCAGGGCATTGTGTTACAAAACATGGTTTTCCTTTGGAGACCAAACGTGCGCTGCACCTGTGAAAAGGCGGTTGCCTACTGGCAGGAATACGACCGCAAGCAGGCAGAGGAAAAGGCCCGAAAAGAGGACGAGGAACGCAGGAGGGCCATGCAGAGCAGGATTGACCGCCTACTCGGAAACAGCGGCATTAAGAAGCGTTTCCAGCAGAGGACATTCCCGAACTTCCGAACAGACACGCCGGGCCGTCAGAAAAATTACAGAGTTGCCAAAGAGTATGCGGACAATTTTGCATACCATAAGGCAAAGGGTGACGGTCTCTACATAGAGGGAACGAACGGAACCGGCAAGACACATCTTGCGGCGGCGATTGCCTTACAGCTTATCGGCGAGGGAATACCCGTAATATGCAAGACATCGAGCGACTTGCTTCTGGACGTGAAAAAGGCATTTGATAACGAGGGAGTGACGGAGGCGCAGGTGTTGGACGCATACAAAAAGGTGGACTTGCTTATCATTGACGACCTCGGAAAAGAGCAATGTAGCGATTGGAGCATGAGTACCCTCTACTCCATTCTGAATGACCGCTACGAGGACATGAAGCCGACCATTGTAACGACTAATTACAACACCGACGGTCTTATAAACGCCCTTACCCCAAAGGGATTTGACAACACAAAAATCGTGGCAATTATCAGCCGCTTGCGAGAAACCAGCACCGTAATGACTATGGCTTGGGAAGATTGCAGGGGCAAGTAAGGAGGACACATGGACGACGGCATATTTACGATACAGGTTCGCAAATGCAAGAGGTGTGGACGGCTGCTTACAAGTAAAGAAGCCGTCGAGCGTGGATATGGCTGCCAGTGCGCAAAGAACGCCCGGAAAGAGGAGGAAGCACAGAAGCCAATTCCGGGGCAGCGGAACATATTCGATTATTTGCAGGACGAGGAGGAATAGGCATGGTAAGCGAAAAGGAAAAGGAAAACCGGGAGAAGTTGTTCCGGCTCATGCGGGAAAACCCGGAGCTGCCAGTTGTGGCTATGGTTGACAGTGAAATTGTTGCTGACGACGGTTACAATCGCTGGCTTGGAGTGTGGGGCTGCAGCTACATTGGAGAGTACCTTATCGGGGAGGAACACCTCTTTTTCAGAGAGGACGACGACCCCTCGGAGGTTGACAGAGTTTTATCGGAGAGATACGGCGACGATTATTATGCAGACATGACGAGCAAACAGGAAGTGGAGGCATACGCAGGCTTGCCGTGGATAAAGGCAATCATCATATATATTGACTTGCCATAACAAGGAGGGATGGACATGGGATATTTGAAAGAAGTACACGGAATGACATTACTCGGCAAAACGCCGGAGGGGACTTGCCCGGAATGCGCAGTAAAGCACGACCCGGAGCAGCCACACAACCGGGACAGCCTTACATATCAGTATAAATTCTACGACCAGCACGGACGCTGGCCAACGTGGGCGGACGCTATGGCACATTGCCCGGAGGAGGTAAAAGAAGTTTGGACGCAGGTTTTGAGAGAGCGAGGTGTCAAAGTATGAAAAAGTTGGAACAAAAGTATATGGACGTTCTCGAAAAGCACGATTGGTCGGTAAGCAGTTACACCGACGACGGCAGGGTAGAAATTGAGACCTATTCACCGGCTGGCGAGGATTTTCTTATGTGCGTGGAGGTAGCAAACTTTCCGAGAGCCGTAGCAGAATACGCAGCCGGATTTGATGTTGACGAACACATAGAAATGTGGATTGAGGCAAAGAGAAGCGGAACCAACGGCGTGCCGTCGGCCCGTGAGCTTGTGCATGACGCAGTGGCTATTGACAAAATGCTTGATGAACTTGCGGACGCATTGGCAGCAGCATAAAACCAGAAAACAGGAGGAAAACACAATGGCAGAAATGAAAATTAGACACACGGAAACCGCAGGAGATTACAGCTCCGAGACAGTATTCGAGGGAAAAGACCTTGAATTTATCCACGAGGATTTGCTCAAGACTTTGTTCGGAGCAAAGAATGTAGCACCGGCCCCGGAGGGAAAGAAAGAGGTCAAGCTCGCAGCGGTAGAGACTAAGCAGCCGGGAGTAAAGGGAAACGTCGTAGCAATTTACGACAACGCCGGTATTCCTTCATTCATGTATAAATTTACCCGTGTAAGCAATAAGGAGCTGTTCGGCGGCAGCGATAACCCTCACCCGGCATTTGTTATCGGCGGAGAGGTTTACGACGAGATTTATATTTCGGTCTACCCGAACTGCGAAATTAACGGGAAGCCTTACAGCCTGCCATATCAGAAGCCGTGGACGAACCTTACCAACGATGAAGCGTCAGAGGCTTGCTTCAACAAGGGCGAGGGCTGGCACCTTATGACCGCAGCAGAGTGGGGTCTGATTGCAAATATCAGCCTCAAGAACGGAACCCTCCCTCACGGAAACACCAGCAACGGCCAGTATCACGCAGACGCAAGCGAAAAGGGCGTGAAGTACGACGGAGGCGACGGCAGAACCCTTACCGGCAGCGGCCCGGCCACATGGACGCACAATCACACCCCGGAGGGCGTACACGATTTATGTGGAAACGTGTGGGAAATGCTTAGAGGACTGCGTATCAAAGACGGCGTACTGTATGCAGCAAAGGACAACGACGCAGCACTCAGCATCGACCTCACGCAGGAGGGAGACGACTGGCACAGAATTAAGGACAATTCCGGCAATGTCGTAAAGGTATCGGTAGACGGCAGTATCAAGATTACCACATATCCGTCCATTGAGCAGGACTACACCGGGGACTGCTGGGAGGACGTAGACATCGACTGCGAGAGCGAACAGCTCAAAGAGCTTGCATTGTTTGCCGGGGAGCCGAAAGCATACCTCTACATCGACAGCACCGACGGAGAATATTTCCCGTTTCGTGGTGGCGGCTGGTACGACGGTGCGGATGCGGGTCTGTTCTACACGAACTGGCACAACCCTCGCTCCGCTTCCAGCTGGCACCTCGGCTTCCGCTCCGCTTATTTCAAGAAACACTGATAACTGCTTACTGAGCAACTGACAGGGGCGGCGATAGTCGCCCCATACAGAAAGGAGGCGGAGGAAACGGCCAAGCGAGGAGATATTTACTACATCAGAGGGACAGAGACGACAGGCAGCGAGCAGGGCGGAAACAGACCGGCAGTAATCGTGAGCAACAACACCGGGAACCACCATGCGCCGGTAGTAGAAGTCGTTTACCTTACAACAAAGAGAAAGACCACCATTCCGACGCATGTTTATATAAATTCAGCCCGGAGGCCGTCAATAGCCCTCTGCGAGCAGATTGTAACGGTATGCAAAAGCAGGCTCAAGGAACATATCGGGAGCGTAAGCGTGGCGGAAATGAGAAAAATTGACCGGGCTTTGCAGACAAGTCTCGGAATACAGAAAACAGGAGGAGAGAATATGCAGGTAACAATCAAAACCCCATTCGGGGAAATGAGCTTTAATATGACGCAGGACAAGGCCAATGACCTTATTAAGAAAGCACTGGACTACGCAACCGGGCAGGAGGAGAAAGAGGAAACACCCGCCAGACCTGCCAGCGTACCGCAGGAGCCGCCGAAAACTATCAAGCCAAAGGATAAGCCACGCAGCAGAGTTGAGAGCCTTTTCGGGGATTTCAGAGGCGCAGGCGTAGCACAGGAAGAAAAAGAAGAACCGGCGGAGCCGGAGGAGTACAGAGGGTTTTTGCTTATTAAGTGCCAGCATTGTGGAAAGGTCAAAGGATTTTGCAGCAAAACCCCGATGTCAAAGTACACCTGTGAGGGCTGTGGAAAGGTTACGCCGCTGCATGGCCTTAAAATGGCCCATTTACATTGCAAATGCGGGAGTTACTGGAAGTACAAGACCAACATCACCGACGAAACATTTGACTACAACTGTTTGAACTGCGGAAACCCGGTAAGTATGCAGTTGAACAACCGCAGAAACACATACGTCACAATCGAGTAAGGAGGGCGGCGGAATGATATTCAGAAAGATTTGCAACGACACCAGTACCATGAGCGCAACCGAGCTGGCCCATAATTTTGTTTTCGTGAAGAACAGGGAAGCGTGGTACAGGGATTTTGACCGTGAAATCCCTGTAAGAGACCTTATGAGAGAGATTTGTGCGAAACACGCAGCACCGGCGGACACAGACGAACTCACGGACGAGGAGCTGGACGAAATTCTTTACGATAACCTGCAGTTTGGCACAGACGACCTTGAGGGCGTATTTGCAATATTGTATATGGCTCTTTACGGAATGACAGATGTGAGAGCGTGGCTGGAAAGATATGAGACCACGGGCCTACCGACCACGAACCGCCCGGAGGTATTGCAGGAGTGCGTAGACACCTATGGAGCAGAGGCGCAAGTGGATACGGCGGTAGAGGAAATGAGCGAGCTGACAAAGGCGTTGCTCAAATACCGCCGCAAAGCAGCACAGGGCAGCAAAGACCTCGAAGCAGCAAGAGAGAACATTCTTGAGGAGGTAGCGGACGTTATCATCATGCTTACCCAGCTTATTATGATTTACGGAGGCAGAGACCTTGTGCAGGAGACCATAGAAAACAAAGTAGACCGACAGATAAAGAGACTTGCGAATACCGAGGGAGAAACCGGCTCGGAAGTAGCACAGGAGGTATTGCAGCCAGCGACATAAGGGAGGTGCGACATGATAATAATTTATATTCTTGCTGTCATAGGGGCAATTTCACTTCTTGGGGTTGTATCAATGGTTTTCTTACTTACGATTTGTTCAATGGACGACCCGGATGAAAAAGAAACGCACGAGAAACAGTGGATATGCGCCTTGACGAATGAGCATTGCATTTTCACGGTAGAAAGAGGCACTTGCAACGGGTGCCCGATTTTAGAGGAGGCGGAGAAGATTGGCAACCAATAGAATGGATAAAAATGGAGAGGGTTACGCCGACCCGACCGCCGGAGGAGCGTGGAACAGCATAAGAGAAAAGGAACGCCGAAAAGAAGCAGCTCGCATGGCTGTAATCAGCAGCCTCATTCCGATTTTGAAGCAGACGGCGGAACTGGCCGGGTTCGAGGTTGTGGGGCGTATCACCCTCAGAGACAAGGCAACCGGGAAAGAGTACAGGTAGGAGGTGGCGACTTGACGAGAGGAGAAATAACAAAATCTCTTTCCGAGCTTGTGGAAAAGCTCATAAACCCATATAACGACCCACGGATATATTGGGCGAAAGAAGTCACGTTCGACTACTCCACTGCACACGCCGTAAGGGTGGACTACATGAAGTTCAAGCCGGTAAACAACACGGTATCGGGCATTGAAAAAGGCGACTTTTACTGCTACGAGGTAAAGTCCTCGGTAGAGGATTTCCATTCTAAGAACGGCCATAACTTTATAGGCGATTTCAACTACTATATCATGCCGGAGGAAGTTTATGCGGCAGTGAGCTTGGAAATTCCTTATGCGGTCGGGGTATATTGCCCAGACGGGGCAGAACTGCGCTCGGTCAAGAAAGCCAAAAGGAAAGACCGAGAGCGACCTGTTTCAGAAATGCTTTTGATGATGTTCCGCTCGGCAGCAAGAGAAAGGAGACGGGGCGATTGATGAAGAATACTGGAGCCGACAAGCCTTATTGCGCCTGGTTTGACGCAAGGAAAATCTACGGCAAACGCTTTTTTGATAGTTTGCCAAAGAGAGAAAAAAGACGCCTCGAAAAAGAAGTTGAGAAAATGTATAGAAAATTCGACGAGGCGATAAAAGAAAAATTTCACAGGAGGATAACATGAACGTAGTAATTTTAACAGGTAGGCTTACGGCGGATGTTGAGCTGAGATATACGCAGCAGGGAACGCCCTGCACCAACTTCAACCTCGCAGTAGACAGAGCCAGCAAGGACGATACGGCAGACTTCCCGACAATCGTTGCATGGGATAAGACGGCATTATTCCTCAACGAATACATGAGAAAGGGTAGCAAGATTGTTGTTCGAGGAGAAATCAGAACCAGAAACTACAATGACAGCGACGGAAAGAGCCGAAAGATAACGGAAGTTGTTGCAGACCGAGTGGAATTTGCAGACAGCAAAACTCAAGGCCCGTTTGCGTAAGGAGGCAGCATGGATATATTAGATGTTTGCATAACCGGGATTGTTTCAGAGGAGGAACTCAACCGAGTTGTGCGTGTGACAATCGAAACGGATTGCTGGGGACAGACAGCCAGAGTGACCGGCGCATTTTTCAAGAACGACTGGGAGAGGTTCAAGCAGCGCAGGAGCTACCCGGAAAGCAAGATAATTTCCGAGGGGAGCATACCGTATTTCGAGGGACTTAGTGACGATGAATTTCACACCATGAAGTACGGGGCCAAACTCAGCGAATTTTCCGACACGGAGATAGCGGAGGAATTTAACCGACGACTGGATAGCCCGTTTCATAAAATCAAACTGAAAGGGCAGGCATACATCGGAAAGTAGGGAGGAGAGACATGGTATCAGTAAAGGATTTCAAGCCGGGCCAGACAGCCTACATCTTAACCAAAAAGAGAGGCAGAACGCAGGAGCATTTTGTTTCACAGTGTGTTGTCGTATCGGTTGGAAGAAAGTATGTAAAGACAGCCAAGCAGGAAAGCGACATTCGCACATCAGACTTTTACAACGTGAGAGGCGACGACGATTACCTCTGCGAGGTCGATTGCTGCAACACCGGGCGCAAACTGTTCCCGACGCAGCAGGCAGCTCTTGAGGATATTGAAAGAGATATGCTGAAAAGCTGGATTTCAAAAGCAACCGACTATTCAAGAATAGATTCATATACGGTACAGCAGCTCAGAAAGGTTAAGGAGATTTTGGAGGGTGGCGCATAATGGAACATTACAAGACAGAACGACGCATATCGGACAGAGAAAAATTATCAGTTCACGGCGTTGATATTTGCAAACTTATCGAAAAGCAGGGAAAGCGGCAGCTCTTTGAGGAACTTGCGGACAGCATGGAGTACGGTACACCGTATTGCGTAGTAATCGAAAAGAAAATTTTGAACGACGGACTTTCGAGTACGCTCTCGCTTGACATTAAGTTCAAAAAAATGGAGGAATAGAAAACATGAGCAAAAAGAGAAACAGAACAGCAGAGGAAAAGGCAATCCACGAGGAAGCGGTGCGCCTTAGAAAAATGACAGACCGACAGCTCGTGGAGGAGTTTCATAGAGCGGCGGAGCCGGAAGTAAGCCTCTCGCCCTCTTGCGAGGCGCAGGACGAGGCAGAAGCGGCAGACCCTAACGAGAATACATCGGCAATAGAAAAGCTGCTCTCTGCGCTTTCAGACGGTGAGTGCAAGGGTATTAAGGGGGCGACAGCCTACAAGATTACGCAGTTTGCGACAGAAAAGGGGCTGATTTAATGGACGAGAGACACTACAAGACGGTTATGACCGGCAGGAGAAGCAGAGTGGCCGGGGAATATTGGGAGAATATGCTGGAAGCGGCTTGCAGACACTACCGCCTCCACGAACAGGCAGAAATCACAAAGACCCCGGAACCGATGAAGCCATTAGGCAGACCGAACAGCAGAGGCCAGTTCCTCGCCTGCTACACCAAACAGGCGCAGCCAGACTACAAAGGAACCCTCAAGGGTGGAAAAGCTATCGTATTTGAGGCCAAGCACACGGACAGCGACAGAATGCAGCGCAGCGTGATAAGCGAGGAGCAAGAAAAGCAGCTCAACCGACATGAGAAGCTGGGAGCGGAGTGCTTCGTTATGGTTTCCTTTGGATTTGAGCAGTATTTCAAGATACCGTGGGCGGTTTTTAGAGATATGAAAGACAACTACGGCAGGAAGTACATAACGCCGGAGGACGTACAGGAGTACAAAATCCGCTATGTGGGCGGTGTGCTTCAATTTTTGTAACAGAAAGCAGGGAGGCGAACTCCCGGAGAAAATAAAAGGAGGGAGCTATCCATGAAGAAGAAAACAGAGATACAGGCACTCATTGAAGCCGCTGTAATGGCGGCAGCGGAAGCCTGCATGAAAGGCATTGACGAGAAACTGCAGGCAGCGGTAAACCTCGGAGTGACAATCGGGGCCGCAGCCGGAGCAGAGGTCGGAGCAGCAGCGGCAGTAAAGGCAGTGGAGAGAGAAAGACAGAAATTCAAGAAGCAGCAGTACGATTATAAGTACCACAACACGAAACTGCTGTTGAGAAATTACCGCCGCCTAAATGAGTATTACAAAAACGCCGTATTTAGTACCGACGGCGCAGAGGAGGCGGATGAGAATTTTGAGGAAATCATGCAGAACATGGGACGCCCGGCAGACGAGGAGATATTCGTAGAGAGTATTCAGAAGAACTACATCGCCACCAGAATTATTATGACCCATGTAAACAAAATGCTGGAATGTTACAAGATTATGTGCGAGCGTTCCAGCAGGGCCGACGACGCAAGACATTGGCGAGTGTTGGAGAACCTTTATATCACAGAGAACTACACCACAGCGGAGGAAATTGCGAAGCAGGAGAAAATCGACAGGAGAACCGTGTACCGTGACGTGGATATTTGCGCAGCGGATATGACAGCTCTTTTGTTTGGAATTGGCGGTATAGACCGCTTTTGAGAGGCGAATGTCACAAAGCCGCCATTGCATTTCCACTATGGAGCTGATAAAATGGTAGGCGGTAAAGTGCGAAAAAGAGAGATACACAGTTTGGCGGAGTTATCCACAGACTGTGTATTTTTTTGTGGATAAATGACCCAAAACGGGACGGAAAGGAGTGAGAGCGTGAATATAAGGACGCTAAAAGCAACAGAATTAAGGGCAGCAGCGTACAATCCAAGAAAGGATTTGCAGCCGGAGGACGCAGAGTACCAGAAGCTCCGCCGTTCCATTGAGGAGTTCGGCTATGTAGAGCCTATTATCTGGAACGAAAGAACAGGAACTGTCGTCGGAGGCCATCAGAGGCTCAAAGTTCTGCTCGAACAGGGAGCAGTGGAAATCGAGTGCGTAGTGGTAGACCTCGAAGAAAAGGACGAGAAAATCCTCAATGTGCTGCTCAACAAGGTAAAGGGACGTTGGGACATTGGAAAGCTGACCGACCTTTTGCAGGAGCTTGAGGAAACCGGGGACTTAGAGCTGACCGGCTATGAGGACTGGGAGTTACAGGGACTACTCATGCAGTATGACCACATTAAAGACCTCATGGAGGAAGATTTTTCGGACTATGGGGACGATAAAGAGCGCAGCACCTTTGTTATGACATTCAGTCTCCCGGCAGGCGCAAGGGAAACCGTAGAAAACTATGTGAAGAACACCGCCAATGCGAAAGAGGAGCTTGCGACGACGATTATCAACAAGGTAAAGGAGGGCTTGTAATGCAGATTGAAAGAAAAAAAATTTCCGACATGGAAAGAGCAACCTACAACCCTCGTATCGACCTTATCCCCGGAGACATGGAGTACGAGAACCTGCGCAGGAGCATTAAGACCTACGGCATGATTATCCCGGTAATCTGGAATAAGAGGACGAACCGGGTAGTAGGCGGCCACCAGCGATTAACCGTGCTTGAGAATGAGGGAGAAACGGAGGTAGATGTATCTGTGGTTGACCTCGACGAGACGCAGGAACGCCAGCTCAACGTTGCGCTGAACAAAGTAGAGGGCGGCTGGGATAATGAGAAACTGGCGGAGCTGCTTACGCAACTGGGAGAGGACGCAACCCTCACGGGATTTACGCAGCAGGAAATCGACAGCCTCACAAATGACATTGACGGTCTTATCGACGGAGACACTGTGGACGAGGAACTGAAAAGCATTGAGGAGCTGTTCAACATCAGCCTCACATTTGACAAGGCAGACCAAGCAGACCTCAAAGCCTATGTGAAAGACTTCGGCAAAGAGGCACTTGTGGAGCTGATTATTCAGAAAGTAAAGGGGGAAATTTAGCATGGGTTGTAAATGCGGAACACAGGTTATTTTATGCAATCTCCCGATACGCTTCGACACCTACAAAGGGTGCAGCCACGGGTGTAAATACTGCTTCGTGCAGAAAAAGGCGAATATCGCCAAAATCCAGAGGGACGAGACCGTAGAGGCCCTGCGCTCTTTTATTGAGGGTAAGAGAGGTCGAGAGACGGCGTGGTGCGACTGGAATATTCCTATCCATTGGGGCGGAATGAGCGACCCATTCCAGCCGATTGAAAAGAATATCAGAGCCAGCTACGAGTGTTTGAAGCTGCTGGCAGAAACGCAGTACCCATTCGTCGTAAGCACAAAGGGCAGGCTCGCAGCGGAGCCGGAATATCTTGACCTGCTGGAAAAATGCAACTGCGTGGTGCAGGTTTCTATGGTATGCAGCAAATACGACCAACTGGAACCCGGAACCCCACCGTATGAGGAGCGACTAAAAATGGTCGAGACCCTTGCTGGACGGGTTCAGAGGGTTATTGTCAGAATACAGCCGTATATGCCGGAAGTTTTCAGAGACGTTATGAAGAACATTCCGAGACTGGCAGCCGCAGGCGTTTACGGTATCGTAGTCGAGGGAATGAAGTTCTACAAAGGCAAGAAAGGCATGGTGAAAATCGGCGGCGACAACTGTTATCCGTTGAGCGTACTCAGACCGCAGTTCGAGAGCATTCGGGCAGAGGCACACCGACACGGCATGAAGTTTTACGCCGGAGAGAACCGCCTCAGAGCAATGGGCGACAGTATGTGTTGCTGCGGCATTGACGGCCTTGAGGGATTTAAGGGCAACGACTACAACCTCTGTATGCTTCTGAACGGGAAGAACCCGGAGCCAACCGAGACTATGAAACAAATCGGGACAGGCGGGTGCTTCCAGAGCCTTAACCAGATTGCCGGTATCAACAAGAAAATCAATAGCCAGTCTTTCTACGGCCTCATGCAGGAGGAGCTTGGAAACAAGACGGACTATTATAAACGGCTCTTTGGCTTAGAAGAATAGGCTGCCAGTAAAGGAGAGGAGGACAATGCCAAAATGGACTGATAAGCCGTGGGAACGTCAAAAGGGCGAAAGCGAAAAGGCATTTGAGGCATTCGTTACTTACCGGGATATGGGAGAAAAGCGGACGCTGACAGCCGTTGCGGAAAAGTTGCAAAAAAGTGGTACTTTAATTCGACGTTGGAAAAGCACATGGGATTGGGCTGAGCGTGTCCGAGCCTATGACAATGAGCTGGAAAAAGAGGCTCACACCAAAGCCGTAAAAGACCGCAAAGCAATGGTAGACCGCCATATCGGGATAGCAATGCAACTCCAAAAGAAAGCCCTTGAAGCGTTGGGACACTTATCAGCCGAGGAAATGTCCGCCAAAGACATCAAGGAATTTATCAAAATGTCGACAGAACTTGAAAGGCTCAACAGAACATTGGAGGAGGACAGCACACAGGAGAGCAGCAACTCCGACACGCTTGCTGACAGTATCATAGCGGCATACAAGAAGCGAAGGGAGGCGGAGGACGATGCTTGACAGCGAGGCTATTTTGTATTATGCCGACCACCCGGTAGAGTTTGTCGAGGACGTTATCGGGGCGAAACCCGACGCACAACAAGCAAAGATACTCCGCAGCGTTGGAAAGAACCAGCTCACAACCGTAAGAAGCGGCCACGGCGTAGGAAAAAGTACGGTTGAGGCGTGGGTGGTTATTTGGTTTATGGTTACGAGGCCATTCCCGAAGATACCATGCACAGCACCGACGCAGCACCAGTTATTTGATATTCTTTGGGCGGAGGTCAGCAAGTGGTTGAGGCACAACAAAGCCCTCTCCAATGAGCTGATATGGACAAAGGAAAAGGTCTACATGAGAGGCTACCCGGAGGAATGGTTCGCAGTAGCCAGAACAGCCAGCAAGCCGGACGCTCTGCAAGGATTTCATGCGGACGACGTTCTGTATATCATAGACGAGGCCAGCGGTGTAGACGACAGTATATTTGAGCCGGTACTTGGTGCGTTATCGACACCGGGCGCAAGGCTTTTAATGTGTGGGAATCCGACGCAGTTGTCGGGCTTTTTTTATGAGAGCCACACCAAGAACAGAGCGAGCTACGCAGCGTTCCACATCGACGGGCGGAACAGCAGCAGGGTATCGCAGGATTTTGTTCAGACAATCATCAATATGTACGGGGAGGACAGCGACGTATTCCGTGTACGAGTGGCCGGAGAGTTCCCATTGCAGGAGGACGACATTTATATTCCACTTTCACTCGTAGAAAATTCCATTATGACGGAGTTTTCTCCCCGAAAACACCCGGATTTGGTTCATATCGGGTGTGACGTTGCCCGTTTCGGAGACGATAAGACGGTAATCGGCTACAAGGTCGATGAAAAAGTCACGTTCTACAAGAAACGGCAGGGACAGGACACCATGAAAACGGCGGACGACATTGTTATGCTGGGGGAGGAGCTAGTACAGCGATACAAGCTGACAGACCCTATCCCGGTAAAGATAGACGACGGCGGCGTTGGTGGCGGCGTGGTAGACCGCTTGCGCCAGATAAAGAAGCACAACCCGGAGCGGTTCTGGTGGCTTGAGGTTTACCCGGTCAAGTTCGGCCAGAGGATAAAGCACAAGTATTTCCACGACAGCACCACATTTATGATGTCGGTTGCAAAGAAGCTGTTGCAGTCCTATGACGACGACGGCAGCAGGAAGCCGGTAGAACTGATATTGCCGGACGACAACGACCTCGTAGCGCAGCTTTCCGGCAGGAAGTATGAGCTGACAGAGGCCAGCAAGATAAAAATTGAGAGTAAGGACGCAGTTAAGAAGCGAGGGCAGCCAAGCCCGGACGAGGCCGACTGCGTTCTTCTTTTATGTTTACCAGTGAAGCCACCAAAAAAGCACAGGGAGGTGAGAAAGAATGGCTAAGAGCAAACAGAGAATGGAGGCCCGCATTATCAAGGAGCATAAGCAGCAGGCCCCGGTCACAAAGGCGGACGTATCAGTACAGGTTACGCCGGAGGACGCATTCAACGCCGGAGACTGGATAATGCCGATGAATGACCGCATAGGGATGAAAACCCTTGTGAAGCACAGCACCATTCTCCCTCAGTGTATCAGAGCGTACAAGAACAATATCGCTGGTTTTGGTATCGGCGTGAGATACGTTGACGACGTAGAGGAAACCCCGGAAATGGCAGCAGAGTACAGCAGGGCGGAGGAGATTATCGAGCTGCTGAACATTGAGCAGGACACCAAAGAGGTGTTCGAGGATATCATCGAGGCGAGGGAGACCTACGGAGCTGCTTACATTGAGGTTATCCGGGACGTTGCCGGGGACGTGGTTCAGATTGAGTTCATCAAGGACACGCCCTCTGTTTATAAGACAAAGCCTCTTGAGCCGTACATCGGTTCGATGTACTACCACCACGGGAAAGAGCTTGAGCGTAAGAAACGCTTTTGCAAATTCAAGCAGGAGGTCGGAGGCAAAACGGTCTACTTCAAGGAGTTTGGCGACCCTCGAATTATGGATAGGAGAGACGGCAAGTACCTTGAGGAGGGCGAAACGCTTGACCTGCAATATCAGGCCAACGAGATTATGGAGTTTACCATTGGCACGGAGCCATACGGCGAGGTGCGCTGGATAGGCCAGACGCTCGGCGTAGACGGCAGCAGGAAAGCGGAAAACCTCAATAACAATTACTTCGAGAACGGCAGGCACACGCCTCTTATGATTATGATTAAGGGCGGAACGCTGACGGACGAGAGTTTCGACAAACTGCAGCAGTATATGAATGACATCAAGGGAGAGGCCGGTCAACACGCCTTTATTATCCTTGAGACGGAGAGTAGCGACGGGCGAACAGATTTCGACCAGCAGGAAAAGCCGGAAATCGAAGTCAAAGACCTTGCGAATATCTTGCAGAAAGACGAGCTTTTCCAAGATTACCTCGATAACAACCGACGCAAGGTGCAGTCATCTTTCCAGTTGCCAGACCTTTATGTTGGCTATACGACGGACTTCAACAGAGCAACAGCACAGACGGCACAGGAGGTCACGGAGGAGCAGGTGTTCCAGCCGGAGCGCAAGAGCCTCGCATGGGCGATTAACAACCGCCTACTGAACGGTTACAGGTTCCAGTACGTTGAGGCTTATTTCCTTGAGCCGGACATCAGCAACCCGGACGACCTCTACAAGCTGCTTACCGTCGGCAACAACGCCGGAGGTCTTACACCGAACCTCGCAAAGAGAATTATTTACAAGGCATTGGGAGAGGACAGCGAGGACTACCCGGAGAACCCGGACGAGGCAGCATGGGGCGATATTCCGTTGTCTTACAACAAGTCGCAGAGCAGCGGCATGGGATTTGACCTCGGACAGCTTACCATGAGCCTGCAAAAGCAGATTGAGAAAGCAGCCGGGAACCACGACGACGCTGTTGTTGCCGTGATGAAAGAGGTCAAGAGCCTTTTGAAGCAAATGGATAAGGAGGCGAGCTGATATGTGTTTGAAATGCGGCCCGCTGATTAAAGCCATTGACGCATACATCGAAAAGGCAGACGGCGGCCTCTCCGACGCTCTCAAGGAGGAGGGCTACACCAAAGCAAAAAAGACCGTCAAGTACATTGAGGACATGGAGGACGGTGTTTCGGAGGCACTTCTGGACGAGACAGATTATATCGTCGGGGAGGTTGAAAAGGCGGTAGACCTCGAAGCCTTTGCAGCGGACATCTGGCCGAAAGTGAAGCTGAACGACGGAGTAAAGGCAAAGCTCGTTACAGTGTTCAAAGAACAGTTCGACAAGTTCATTCCGGAATTTGTCGAGGCGTACATCAAGCAGACGGACAGAGGATTGAAGCTGACGCAGGTATCGAAGCGCACAACGGCATGGATAGAGCGTTGGAGCAGTGACCTCGGAGAGATTATGAAGCTCAACAGCCACAAGGAAATTGAGAACATACTCAAAAAGGGGCTTGAGAACGGCGATAGTATTTCGACCTTTACCCGTGCTATCCTCGACAGCGGAATACGGGACGAGTATTACAAGGCCCGCAGGGTGTCGGTCACGGAGGTTTTGAGGGCGCACAGCGTAGCGCAGCAGGAAGCATTCATGCAGTCCCCGGCGGTTGAGGAGAAGATGTGGAAGCACACCGGGGAATACAGGAACGAACCCCGACAGAACCATGTTGACATGGACGGCCAGAGGGTTCCTGTAAATGAGCCTTTCGAGCTTGTAGGCGCAGACGGAGGCACATACGAGTGTATGTACCCTCGTGACCCGTCATTACCGCCGGAGGAGAGTATCAACTGCCATTGCATTTGCCAGCCGGTGGTGAGTGAGGAAATCCTCGGTCTTTCCCTTGAGGAACGACAGGCATTGCAGCAGGAAGCCGTTGACGAAATGGACGACGAATGGGAGCGAGAGCTGGACGAGAGAAACAAGGCGAAAGCCGGGATAGAGGAGGAGTAGCGCATGAAAATTAAGGTTTCTGTTACTGACAAGGGACACACATCGGTAATTGTGGACGGCGTAGAGCTTAATATGCTTGCAGAGGGCTTTACACTTTCGCAAAACGCCGGAGAAATCCCGGTGCTTACACTCAGAGTTCCGATTATCGACGGAGCCGACATTGAGTTGCCGGACGGAATTGTTATTGCGAACATCGAGAAGCCGGAGAAATAACCCTCTTGCTTTCTCAGGCGGCGCAGGAGTTCCCAAAACGATACGGGCGGGGAAATTACCGTCTGAACAAATAACGGTGTTTCAGAGCCGTTCAGAGCTTTACACGATAAGAGGCAGCGGTGACGCTGCTTTTTATATTTTCAGAGCCTTTGAAAGGAGGTGAAAAGGGCATGAGAAAGGGCTTAAAGAAAGCCTACGAAATCACGGACGCTAAAATCAGTTTTGTTTCACTGGTAGACAAGGCAGCCAATAAGCGTCAGTTCCTTTTGAAGAAAGCGGACGACGGAAAAGCGTCGTTTACGACCTACGGCAGAATTATCAAGGCGGACGCAGAGAGCCACTATGTTACCGGCATTGTGTACGAACCTATGGAGGAGGACAGCCACGGCAACTACATGACCGAGGAGGAAATCACCAAAGCGGCGTACTGGTTTGCGAAGAACGGCGACAAGGTGGACTTGCAGCACAGTTTTGATGTTCTGGACGGAGCAACCGTCGTGGAAAACTGGATTGCGAAAGCAGATTTTGAAATCGACGGCGAGACAATCCGAAAGGGAACATGGCTTATGACCGTTGAGGTAACGGACGAGAGCGTGTGGGAAGCCATTGAAAAGGGCGACATCACAGGCTTTAGTATGGGCGGCGTTGGAAATTACAGTGAGGAGGACGTAGAGTTGGACGAAGTGACAAAGCAGGCAGCAGGCAGCTCAAAGAAAGGGTTGCTGAAACAGTTGGCGGCGGCATTGGGTGTCAATGTCGTGGAAAAGGGTGCTATGGCGGAGCTTTACGAGGAGCGCAGCAAGGGCAGTCTTTTTTGGAACGCCTTTAACTCCCTTGAGGAGATTTTATACAAGTATGACCCGATTACGGGGCGCTGGCAGTATGAAGCGAATGAAGACAAGGTGCGTGAGTGCCTTGAGGACTTTGTTTCTATCATCACCAGCATTTTGACCGGGAAAGAAAGTATCACGAAAGCCATTGAAGCTGACCGCCCGGAGGGGATTGAAAAGGCCGGTAAGAAAATGAGCACCAAGAACAAGGATACACTGTCGGGCATTTATGAAAGTCTCGGCACATTCCTTAAAGAGTTCGACGACCCGGAGGAGAACCCGGACGATGAAAAGAATAAATCCAAAGAGGACGAGACCGGGGCGGAGGACGACAAAACCAAAAAGAAAGACGAGGAGGAAAAAGAAGTGACTAAACAGGAAGTTGAAGCGATTGTTACAAAGTCCCTTGAGGCTGCTATCGCAAAGGCTATGGGCGCAGGCGAGGCGGACGACAAGGGCGAGGCCGCAGCACAGGCGCAGGCAGCAGGCGTTGAGAAGTCCGAGGAGCTTACCACGGAGAGTATCGACGCAATGGTACAGGCGGCAGTAGAAAAGGCTCTCAAGCCGCAGGAGGAGCCTCATGTTACTACCGAACAGGTGCAGAACATGATTACCAAAGCGGTTGAGAACGCTACCGCCTCTGTTCTGAAAAGCAGAGGGCTTCCGAGCAATTTCAACGGCGACGGAAGCGTACAGAAGTCAGCAGGTGAGGAACATTACCTGCACGGCATTCTCTAATACAACATAAGGAGGAAAAACAGAATATGAACAGCAACAGCACAATCATCAGAAAAGCGGCCATCTCCACTGGTTCGCTCGCTTCCGGGCTGCTTAACCCGGAACAGGCCCGAAAGTTCATTCAGCAGACTTTCGACGCTACCAACCTCGGCGGCCTTATCCGCCATGAGCAGCGTACCGCAAAGACTGGCGAAATCGACAAGATTGGTATTGCCAGCCGTATTGTCCGTAAAAAGACAGAGAACGCAGACGACGGCTATCGTGCAGGCGTAAACACTTCCCAGATTGAATATGCGACTACCGCTATTCGACTTCCGTGGGAAATCACTGAGGAGAGCCTGCGTGAGAATATCGAGGGCCAGAACCTCGAAAAGATTATCACCGACCTTATGACCGCACAGCTCGGTGTTGACCTTGAGGACTTGTACCTCAACGGTAACGAGGGTGCCGGTACTGCAAAGGCGTTCTCCGCTACGGAGACTTACAAGGCCGGTGATACCGTAACCTACAACGGCAGCGTCTACGAGTTCCAGAAAGCACACGCAGCAGGCGCATGGAATGACAGCGATGTGAGAGAAATCGGTGAGGCCGGTGATGTTGATTTCCTTAAAATCAACGACGGCTGGCTCAAGCAGATTGGCAACGGCGGCCATGTACTCGACGTTTCCACTCAGAGCGATATGAGCCTCGATATGTTCTACAAGGCACTCGGCTCTATTCCGAACAAGTACAACAACGGCAAGCTCCGCTGGCTCATGTCTCCTAAGAGAGCGCAGGAGTGGGAACTGTTCCTGCTTAACAAGGTTGTAAATGCAGGCGGCGCAGTGCCGGAGAGCGTTTACAGCAGCCCGGCTCGTATTCCTACTGTTGAATGCCCGTCTCTTTCTGACGACCGCATTCTGCTTACCGACCCGAAGAACCTTATCGTCGTAAACACTTACGATGTGAAGATTCGCAAGACCACAGAGGGCAAGGAAGCAATCATGCAGGATAAGCGTTTCTACGTTACCCATTTGGACTACGACCCGATTATCGAGGAGCTGGACGCTACTGCCATGATTAAGCTGAAATAAGGAGGGCTGGCCTATGTATCATTTGAGACTGATTAAAGCCCTCTCTTATACCGGCCTCGTAAGCGCAACACAGAAGAACCCGGACACCTTTACGGAGGATAAGGCTATTGCGGACGACGCAGTAGCCTCCGGCTATTTCACACTGATTGAGGACGAGGCAGAGGAGGAGCAGCAGGAAGCCAAGTACCACCTCGATAAGGCGCAGCTCGACGAAATGAAGTTCGACGACCTCAAGAAACTTGCGGTTGACATGGGTATCGACATCACCGGCATTAAGAAAAAGGCCGACCTTGTGGACGCTATCGCAGCCGTTGAGGTTGAACCGGGAGAGCCGGTGGACGATGAAAACGAGGTTGACTACGGCGGGGACGCAGGCAGCCCGACAATGATTGAGCTGCAGGAGCAGTAACAGGAGGTGCAGACATGGCAGACAGACCGTGGGTTACACCAGACGAGGTAAGGGAGTATTCCGAGATACCGGCGGTTCAGAAGCGCAGCGACGCAAGGCTCACGGTGGATATTGCGAGAGCGGAGCAGTATATCATCACATATACGCACAATTCATTCAAAGATATGGAGGAGGTTCCGCAGGCGGTCAAGACGGCAGTTCTTATACTGGCGGAGGCTTACGCTCACAATGCAATTGTCGCAGCCAAAGAGGTAAAGTCGGAGACATTCGACGATTACAGCTACACCGCAGAGTCAACGCAGATAAGCGTAGAGGCATTAGACCTCGCCGCCCTGCTTGACGACTTTGTTATCACGGAGCCGAGAAACGGCGTAACACTTCGCATGAGGAAATTGTAGGGAGGTGCTGAATGAGTTTAGAGAACCTTTTGAACCACACCTGCAATATTTATCACGCAAGGGAGGAGCAGAAATCACCCGGTTACGGGTTGCCTGCCTCTCCCTCTTTTTATTACCTGGAGGAGCCGGACGTTGCGGAGCAGGAGTGCCACTTCGGAGTGCGCTCGCAGAGTGTCACTATCACGCAGACGCAGCCGGTAAACATCATGGACGCAAAGATAAAGCTCACACTTCCAATCGGGGCAGACATTCGCCTAAACGACAAGATTGTGGACTGCAAAACCGGGCTTGAGTACACGGCAGAGCAGCCCGTCGATGTAAGAGGACATCACCTATTCGCCTATATCAAGAAGATTGGGGAGGAGAAGATGTTATGAGCAGGTTAGACATCGACATGACAGAGTTCAAAGAGTTTTTCGGAAAAATGGAGCAGTTTGCGAAAGGGCAATTCAAAGAGGAGCTTATCGAGTATGTAGATACGATAGGCTTTGATTTTTTGCGGGTTGTGCAGGACGAAATCGTGCGCCGCAAGGTTATCGACACAAGATTGTTGCTCGCCAGCTTTGAAAAAGGTAGTGCAGGCAACATTTGGGAGATTGCCGACGGAGGGCTGACGCTGGAAGTCGGAACCAATGTGGAGTATGCGACGTATGTTCACGACGGACACTGGACGAACAGCAAGGGCGTAGCGCAGCGGTGGGTTCCTGGTTACTGGGAGGGAGACCGCTTCATATACGACCCGGCGGCAAAGACGGGTATGTTGCTGAAACAGAAGTGGGTAAAAGGCAACCCGTACTTTGACAGCGCAATCCGTATCTACAACAAAATTTTTCAAGCCAGCCTTGAGGTCAAGCTGGAAGAATGGCTCGACAAGTATCTTGGCGGCTGATAGGAGGCGGGAAAGTGCTTGAGCAGGAATTAGCCAGCATTATCAAATTCACGCTCGACAGAGCAGGAAACCCGTCGTCGTACTACTGGAACGTGCAGGAGAACTTCTGCGTACCAGCAGCTTATTTCCCTACGCCGGAGATTATGACAGGAGGAGAAACGCTACGGACGTATTCTATGGACTACGCATGGTATATCATGTTTTTCCACCATACGGCGCAGGAGGCGTATGCTCTTGGGCTTTCAGTTCTTACGGCGATTAAGGGCAGCAGGAACCTCATACCGCTCATAACGGAAACGGGAGAGCCAGCAGGAGGGAAACTGCGAATAGACGACCCCTCACTCAAGATTTTGGACGACGGGGCCGCACAACTTACGCTGAATTGGAGGAGCCGCAGGCCGTATGACATGACCGAGGCGACGAAAATGCAGACGTTTGAGGTGGAGGGCTGGAAAAACCCGGATATTTACATCGAAAGAGTGATACCGGCGGCCTTTGCAGAGGCTATCACGCATTGCAAGACCATGTACCCGACACCGCCACAAAACGCCGGGACAATACCCGGTAAACCATAAGGAGGAGCTTTTATGGCACAGAAAGACACGGCAGCCGGAGTAACCGAGGAGAAAACCGCCGAAAAAGCAGCGGCTCCGAAGTTCCCAGTGGAGAAACTGGCTGCGCATTGCAGGCAGCTTTTTGGCGTTTCCTCTTGCACCTTTGCAGGGGCGACGCAGGGCATGACGGGAGAGCACACCGTCGAAGAAATGAAAGCGCACATCAAGAAATGGTGCGGACAGGAGGTTAAGTAAATGGCAGGAGGAACATTCGACAAGCAGGTTGGTAAAGACCGTCCGGGTACTTATATCAACTTCCAGAGCGGCAAGCACGACACCGTAGGCGGCAGTGACCGTGGCATCGTCATTATCCCGCTCAAGAACCACAACTACGGCCCCAAAGGGGAGTTTATCACCCTTACGGCAGCAGCCCCGGACGCTGCGTATGCAAAGCTGGGTTACAGCATTTACGACAGCGACGACAATCGCCAGATGTTGCTTATTCGTGAGGCGTTCAAGAAAGCCGCAACGGTCATTGTTTACCGTGTGAACGGAGGAACCGAAGCGAAAGTAACCGCTGCGCCGGTTACTGCGAAAGCAAAATATCCCGGCACGAGAGGTAATCAGTTCAGCTTTACTGTTTCCGAGAACCCGGTAGAGGGCTTTGACGTACAGGTAAACCTCGCAGGCAGCAAGGTAGCGGAGTACACCGGTCTCAAGACCGTAGAGGAACTGGCAGCGCAGGATTGCGAGTATATCACATTCAGCGGTACCGGCGCACTGGTTAAGAACGCCGGGGCAAACCTTACCGGCGGAACTGATGTAACCATGCAGAACGCCGATGTAACAGCACTGCTCGACGCAAGCGAGGGCGTGAAGTTCAACTGTATGTGCTTCCCGTTCACGGAGGCAGCTCTGCAGGCGGCAGCAAAGACCAAAATCAAGTACATTCGTGAGAACGTCGGAAAGGGTGTTCAGATTGCTATTCCGAACACGGCCTCTGGCGATTATGAGGGCGTTATCAATGTTACCAACAGCGTAACAGTTGACGGCGTTGACCTCACAGCGGAGGAGGCTTGCGCTTGGGTTGCGGCAGCGACGGCAGCAGCAAAGAACACGCAGAGTAACACCTACGTCGAGTATGACGGTGCAACCGCCGTTGTAGGCGCAAAAACTCACGAGGAAGCGGTAGCGGCTATCAAGAACGGTGAGTTTTTCTTCTCCGTAAGCGAGGAGAGCAAAGTTGTTGTTGAGTACGACATCAACAGCCTTGTGAGTTTCAAGGACGGCAAGGACAAGTCCTACCGTAAGAACAGAGTTATCCGTGTGTTTGATACTTTCGGAGAGGCTTTGCAGCTCAACTTCCCTCCGAACAAATATGACAATGACCCGGACGGCTGGGACATCATGGAGGGCATTGGCCGCTCGCTCTTGAAGAAATTCAGAGATGCAGGGGCTATCAAGAACGTAGACCTCGACAACGACTTTCTTGTTGACAGAGAGCTTTCCGAGGGAGACGAGACCTACTTCAATGTCGGCCTCGAACCCGTTGACAGCTCCGAGAAAATCTACTTCACGGTCACTACACGATAAGGAGGATAAGCGGATATGGAATATAACAAAAATCCGATTTCCCTTAGAGAGGGAAAGGTATTCATTGACGGCGTAGAGTGCCTTGATAGTGTCAACTGCACTATCAAATTTACGCCGGACGTTTGGACGGGCAAGCAGTTGGGCGAGCGTTCCAACAGCAGCCGTTGGCTGGGCTTTGCCATCACCGGCACTATCACCCGCCGCCGCTCCAACAACTGGCTCAAGACCAAGATTAAGGAATACGCAGCCAGCGGAGCGACCCCGGAGCTTACTATTCAGGGCATTATGAACGATGCCAACAGCGACTACTACGCAGCTCACGGCTCCGACGTTACAACCGTTGTCGGCTGCGTACTTACCGGCGATTTGCCTCTTACTGCGCTTGACAGCGAGGGACAGGTCGTAGACGACGCTATCAACTTCAACGGCAAAGACCTCGTATAAGGTCTGAAACAAGAACCAACAAAACAGCCCCTCGACGGCCAGAAACCGGGAGGGGCTTTATTCATTGTAAAGGAGAAAATTCATCATGGCTAAGAAAGATTTGAAATATTTTATGCGCAGCACTGAGGCAGAAGTTGTTACCGCTCCCGGCCCGGAGAGTTTCAAGGACGAGGACGGCAATGTTATCCAGTTTGAAATCAAGGTGCTTTCGCAGGAGGAAATCAACCGCATCAACGACAACTACCGCCGCCACAGCATGGCAACCGACAAGAAAGGCAATCCGCTTGTAAACGGTGGCGAGATTGTTTGGAAAACTGAGAGGGACAGCGCAAAGGCCAGCCGTCACATGATTGTTGAGGCATTGCAGTACCCAGACCTCAAAGACCCGGAGCTGATGAAGTATTACGGCTGCGTTGACGTAACCGATATGCCTCTCAAGGTATTCCCGAAGCCGGACGAGTACCAGCACGTTTCCCGTATCGTTATGCAGGCCCTCGGCCTAATGAGCAAAGTTACTGACGACGAGGAAGTTGAAGCAGCAAAAAACTCATAAACACTCCCGGCGGAGACGGATATTGGGCGAGTATCTTGTGGCAGCGGCATAACCTCCGCATGGAGGAATTTTATGCCATGCCACGGAGATTGCAACTCTTGTATATTGCGTCCGAGCTTGAGGAGGACAGGAACCCTACGAGACGAGACACGAAACAGTGATTTATTCGTCCCCGATGTCGAGCGTCCATATTCTTTTCAGCGGGATTTTTTGCTTTATTTCATCATCGAGAGAGGAGTAGCAGGCGAGCAGTTCTTCGATAATTTCCCTTTTCGACCATAAGCGAACCTTGAAGAATTGCATAGCACGTTCACGCTCGACAGAGGAGCGGAAACCACTCCACGAAACCAAGAGGCCGTATTCAGCACCGACATTCGCCATAGTGCCTATGAGCTGGTCTAAAACGATACGGTCAATAGCGTCATTCGTTGATTTCACCTGTACGCAGATTTTCGGAGAGGAGAACCCAAGACTACCGGCAGAAGCAAGAATGTCAACGCCGTGGTCGGGGCCTTTTGGACTGACGTAGGTAACGAAACCTTTCGCCCGGAGGATTGCAGCAACGATGTGAGCAAGGCCGTCACCCTTGAAGTTCTGAATTATGAAATCGGAGATAGCGTCAAGAGATTCGGTCTCAATGTCCCGAAACGGGGAATTTTCCGGGGGGGGGGTAAACGCTTGTTCACTATTTGGGGCAGGACGGAACAGGGAAACAGCTTTCTTTATTCTGGCCTCCTGCTTTATTTGGCAGGTGGTAATAGCAGCACCAAGCGAGTATTGAATATCCTGCTCAAAAACGCTTTTCGGAACGTCAGAGAACCACTCGACAGAGCGGGAGTGATGGTAACAGTCCTCGACCTCTGTATCAAAGGCATATTCGCCCACGATTTTTCCGAAATGGAGTATTCCGGGCAGATTTTTACTCGGAGTGATAACCCAATCATCGACGGACATTCGGCTGCTGAAAATGTGAGCTTGGCTTGCAAAATTTAAGGCCGCCCGCTCCTTGAGGGTTGGGACTTTTTCGAGGAAATACTGCTGGATTGCAGCTCTCCCGGAAAAGGAATTTAGTGGTTTATCTATTTCTTCAAACGTGAAGTAGATTTTATTGTTTTCAAGGAACCGTGCTTCATGCTCCCCAAAGCGTCCGGCACGGCACAACCATATAGACATAGGCACAGACCTCCCATTTTTTCTTAAATATTACCACGGGAGGAAGCGAAAAAGGGTCAAGTACCCAAAAAGCGGCAAAAGAAATCAAAATAAAAAATTTAGCCCCGAAACAGGACAGAGGAGGTGAGGATAATGCAAGAATTAAAAGCCAGATTTAGTCTGCTGGACGACATGAGCGCACAGATAGAACGAATTGCAGAGGCCGGTATGCAAATGGTTGAGCAGTTTGAGGACGCAGGCAGCGCAGCCGGAGACGCTTTTGACGGTATCGAGAGCGGCGTTGCGACAGCGGCAGGCTCAGTAGACGGCGTTGCAACCTCTATCGGTAATGTGCAGGAGGCGACAGACAGTGCAGCAGCCGCTATGGACGATTACGGAAACGCTGCAACCGGGGCGGCAGGACAGGCGGACGCACTGGCGAACTCAGCGGAAAGCGCAGCAGAGGCGGCGGAATCGTTTACAGACGCAGCGGACGGCTACGGGAATGCAGCAGAGCAGGCAGCCTCACAGACCGATTACTGGACGGAGGCAGTCGGAAACTACGATAAGAGCGCATTGGAGGCGGTTTACTCTACGGAGGAGCTTGTCGAAATGGGCTTCAAGTCAGCGGATGCACTGGAAGAACAGGAACGAATGTTTGAACTGTGCGAACAGTCGGCCAGCAATTTGAGTAAGAGCATAGAGGCTACTTCCGATATACAGTCCGATTTGAACGCAGCCATGGAGCAGGCGGCAGAGGTAATGACAAGTGTTGCCGACAATGAAAATGTTTCTGCAGAGACGAAAGCGGAGCTTTCAAAAGCTGCGGTCGAAGCAGCAGAGGCAATGTCGGAACTGAACGCGGCGCAGCAGGACGCAGAGGCAGCTATGGCGGAATATGACGCTGTTATGACTTCCGGGACGACAGACCTCGGAGAACTTGAAAGTGCGGCGGAACGAGCCGGGATTGCAGCGGAGAACCTTGCGGCAGCAAACGGCAGGGCCAGCGAAGCGACCGACGAACTCTCAAAAGCAACCGAACAGGCCAGCGAGGAAGCGGAGAAAGCAGAAAAGAAAGGCACAGACGCAGTTGAGGGCATTGCACAAGCCCTTGCAGCGGCCGGAATCACTGCAATGGTAAAAGATATTGCCGATTCTGCTTACGAGCTTGTTGAGGCGTTCAGTGAGGCAGAGAGTACGGTTGTGAAAGCAACCGGAGCAAGCGGAGAAGCACTCGACGGGCTTACGGCAAGCATGATGGACGCTTACGCAGCTTCAAAATCCGGTTCACTTGATGATACAGCCGGAGCTATCGGAGAGATTAACACCCGTATGGCACTTACCGGCGAGGAACTTACAAAGGTTACAGGGCAGTTCCTTGACTACGCAGAGATTACAGGAACGAATGTCGTAGGTTCCGTTCAGAACGTCACCAAGATTATGAATAAGTGGGGCGTTGAGGCGACGGACGTTGAGAGCGTTCTTGATAAACTCGCATACGCCGGGCAGATTTCCGGTATTTCTGTTGATAGTTTGAGCAGCACCCTTATTACGGGTTCGGCTTCATTACAGGAAATGGGATTGTCTCTCGATAATGCGATTAGTTTGCTTGCAAGCCTTGAACTTTACGGCATGAACAGCACGACAGTTATTACGGCTATGAGAACGGCTGTAAAGAACTTTTCAGCAGACGGTCTCGACGCTCAGACAGCATTACAGAGTACCATAACAGAGATTGCCAATATGGAGAACGCTGCAGACGCTACGGCTCTTGCTATTGACACATTCGGCAGCAGAGCCGGTGTAGATATGGCAAACGCTATCAGAAGCGGAGCAATCAGTATAGAGACCTTAACGGGAAATCTCGATGTTGCACAAGGAACATTGAGCAGCACCGCAGAGACAGCACAGACCCTCGACCAGAAATGGGAGCAGGCAAGCAAGAACATCAATTCGGCATTCACGACGACGGTACAGCCTACGGTCGATAAACTTTCGAGCGGATTCGCAGATTTGGCAAACTCCGTCGGAGACTTCTTAAACGACCACCCAACGGTTACAAAAGCAATTACAGCGATAGGAGTTGGAGCGGGAACAGTGGCAGTTGCTATTGCTGGCGTTGCGTTTGCAACATCTTCCGCAATACCGGCTATTGTTTCGTTTGGCGTTTCTCTGAACGCTGCACTTGGCCCGATTGGCTGGGTAGCACTCGGAATTACGGCGGTGACGGCGGCGGTAGCGGCGTTTGTTGCTATGTCGGACGATGAGCAGGCGGCAACGGAACGACTGACCTATTCAACAAGAGAGCACGAGGCGACCCTCGAACAGCTTAATGCTGAATATGACGAGGCAGTAAGCAAATACGGAGCCAGCTCGGAGCAGGCCGGAGAACTTGCAGTACAGATTTCACGGCTTGAGGCAGCTTACGGAGACGCAGGAAAAACCATAGGACAGTTCGTTGAGGAGATTGAGCAGACCGGAGAGGCGATTGCAGACATTCAGACAAAATACGACGATGCGGTAACTTCGGCCTCTGATTTGGAAAAAGGCTCGATGAACCTTGCTAGTCAGCTTATGGTTCTTTCAAGCCAGAGCGACATTACCAGTGCTGACCTCGATTTGATGAGTGGCATTGTTGATAAATTGAACGACAACTACGGAGAACTCTCTCTTGCTGTTGACAAAACCACTGGAAAGCTGAATATGTCGGTTCCGGAGCTGTATTCGTTTATACAGGAAAAGGCCGACGAACAGAAAAAGACGGCAGCCACAGACGCACTCACAGAGGCAATCTCGAAATACGGAGAGGCACGGAAGCAAATGCAGGACGCTTCAACGGAGGTTGGTGCAGCGTGGGATAACTACCAAGAAATGACCGAGAAATGGCGCACAGAGCATCCGATAAAGGCGTATTTGGGCGAGGGTGCCGAAATGAACTGGGACAAAGACCTCGGACAGGCTTTTGATGATTGGGAGGCGTTGAAAGACGCTTCGGCGGAAGCTTCGGAGAATTACAATCAGCTTGAGGAACAGATTCGCCAGTATTGCGAGACCCTTGGTTACACCACAGAGGAAACAGACGAGTTCATTTCGCAGCTTGAAGCGTCGGCAGATTCAATGAACAGTCTTTCGGACGCAACGCAGAGCGCAGAGGAAGATACACTGTCATACCAAGAGGCGGTATCGACCGCATACGACGGCGTTCGTTCTAAGGTAGAGGAATTATGCACTGCATACGATGAAGCCTATGCAGCGGCACTTGAGAGCTTTCAAGGCCAGTTTGGATTGTTTGACGAGGCAAGCACAACCTCGGAGGAATACATGAATGCGACTGTTGCGAACGCACAGGCGGCCATGGACAGCCAGTTGGCATATTGGGACACTTACCTCTCGAATGTTGAAACCTTGAAATCTGTTTCGGCAGAGGACTTGGGAGTAACGCAGGAGAATTACGAGGCGTTAATGGCGTATGCACAGTCTGGAACCGAGGAGGCTGCCGGGCTTGCAGCGAGCATGGCAGACGCAATCAATAACGGGAATACGGAGGCTGTTGCAGCCCTCGCAAATACCGTTGGAGAGGTACAGGCAAAGCAGGAGGAAGCGTCGCAGGCTGTAGCAGACTGGCAGACGAATTTCACGGCTTCTCTCGGAGAAATCGAGCAGGAAATGTCAACGGCAATCGAGGGTATGGACTTATCAGAGGAGGCGCAGGCAAGTGCGAAAGCAACAATATCCGCCTACATCGAGCAGATAAGTTCGAGCGCAGGAGAAGCCTCAAAAGCGGCAGAGGGAGTTGTTGAAGCTATCCGTACAGCCCTTTCTTCCGCAGAAAACGACGCGAAAGTTAATGTTGATGTTGAGTATAAGCCAAATACAGAAAGTCTTGACAATCTTACGATTCCAGAGAAAACCGGAGAGGCAAAATACGAGATTGATACAAGCCAGATTGAAGCGTACACCATGCCGGATACATCGGCGGAGGCGGAGTACAAGCTCAACTCCACGATTGTTGACAATTACACGCCGGAGGACAAAGAGGCGGACGCTATTTACGATGTCAATTCGCTTGCGGTTGACAACTGGCGACCACCAAACAAGACGGCGACGCTCACCTACAATATTACAACCTCTGGAAGCGTACCGGGTCATGCAAACGGTACGACGAATGCGGAGAGTTTGTTCCTCGCAGGTGAGAACGGGCCGGAGCTTGTAGCGAGACCGGCGGCAGCATACGCAAACGGCACGACAGACAGCACGGACTACTTTATCGCTGGCGAAAATGGGCCGGAGCTTATCATCGGTGAGCAGGGCAGCACCGTATTCCCGACGGAGGAGACGGACAGGCTGATAGGCGCACTGAACGACAGAGAGAAGCCGTTGCGGGTAAGGGAGACATCGGGAAGCAGTACCGGCAAAGAGAAAACGTCGGAAGATGTGAAGCGTATTCTCCTTGAAATCGCAGGCAGCGGCGCAATCGAAGTCGGAGGAAGCGGCGGAGCCGATAAGGAGACCATTCTTGAGGTTCTGTACGACCATTTGAAGCCGGTTCTTATGAACATTATCCAGAGCGAAATTTACGAGGAGGGAGAGTTGTCTTATGAGTACTAAGTACCAGATGTGGTTGACATACAACGCAGAAAAAGAGAAGATTCAGCTCCCCGTCCTCCCGGAGAGCTTTGAGGTAAACAACGGCAGCAACAACGAAAGCATGAACATCACGGGGCTGGGCGAAATTGTTATCATGCAGAGCCGCCCGGCCCTGCAATTTAGCTGGTCTTGCTTTTTCCCGGCGACCAAGTTTCCGGGGCTGCAGGTCAGCAAGATTACAAAGCCCCTCACGCTTGTTCAGAAAATCAACACATGGAAAGCCAGCAAGAAGCCGGTACATCTTATTGTAACGGCCTGCGGCGTAGATGTTTACGCCACAATCGAGGAGTTTACCTACTCAGAGGAGGGCGGAGACCCCGGAACGTATCAGTACAGCATAAAGCTGAAAGAGTACCGGGAGATTACCGTCCGACGGGTTAAGGTGAATATTCCAAAGGCGACGGCAACCGTGAAGAAAGAGACACCGAGGGTCAACAACTCGGCGCAGCCAAAGACCTATACGGTAAAGAGCGGCGATTGTCTCTGGAATATTGCCAAGAAGTTTTACGGCAATGGGGCGCAATACACCAAGATTTACAATGCAAACAAAGGGGTAATAGGCGGGAACCCGAACCTCATTTACCCCGGACAGGTTTTGACAATACCGTAAGGAGGCGAGGACATGGCACAAGGGGTTAGCCTTATTGTTGTCAAAGGAACACAGGGCTACGATGTTACCGAACTCGTTGAGCAGATTAAGTGGAGAGGCAGAAAAGGAAGCAGCTCCCGAACCCTTACGGTAAAGCTGATTGACGACGACGGTTACAAACACGCCCGAAGCGGGATTGATGTAGAGCAGGGGCAGCAGTGCCTATTCAATTACAACGGGAAAGAGCTTTTCCGTGGAATTATTATGAAGCAGGTGCAGAACAGCAAGAAGCGGCTCACGTTTACAGCCTATGACAACGGAATTTACCTTGCGAATAACAAGGACACATTCACTTATGAGAATAAGACGGCCAGCGACGTGTTCAAGGATTGCTGCACGAGGTTCGGCCTGCCAATGGGAGAAGTTGCGAACTGCACTTATAAAATCCCGGAGCTTACCAAGAGTAAGACAACGGCGTTTGACGCTATCGCAGACGCTCTCAGCCTTGATTTCGACGCAACAGGTATAAGACACTACGTTGCCAGCGAAAAGGGCAAAATCAAGCTTCTCACGAGGCGAGAGAACATCATGCAGTGGGTTATCGAGGTAGGACAGAACCTTTCAACCTACACCTATACCCGCAGCATTGAGGACATCAAAACCCGCATAAAGCTGGTATCGAAAGAGGGGACGACCATTGCAGAGAGGAAGAACAGCTCCCTCGAAAGCAAGATAGGCGTATTCCAGAACATCGACCAGCCGGACGAAAGCCTCACAAAGGCGCAGATAAATGACCTTATTGACAGTATGCTCGATGAACAGAGTACGCCGGAGCGCACTCTCGATGTTGAGGCGGTTGGGATACCAGATGTTATATCGGGTATCGGGGTTTATATCATCATCAAAGAATTAGGGCTGTCCCGGACGTTCTATGTGGACGAGGACACCCACATATTCGAGGACAACAAGCACACCATGACGCTGAAACTGAACTATGCAAACGACCTTTCCAAACCGGGAAAGGCCAGCGGAGCGCAGACTGGCGGAGGCGAGCATAAGGTAGGCGATATTGTTCAGTTCAACGGTGGATACCACTATGTAAGCAGCACAGCAGGAAGCCCGACAGGAAGCAAGTGCGCAGCTGGTAAAGCGAAAATCACACTGGTTGCAAAGGGAGCAAAACACCCGTGGCATTTGATACACCAAGACAGCAGTTCAAGGGTCTACGGCTGGGTTGACGACGGAACATTCAGTTAGGAGGTGCGGATATGGAAGAAAGCGAACAGACGAGCCTCAAGGGGCTTTTTCAAGGTATGTGCGGCGGTGATGTGCAGGTATTACAGGGCATTGTAAAGTCCGCAAGCCCTCTGAACATTCAGATTGTCAACGACGAAAAGTTGGTTATCGGGCCGAACATCACCTATGTACCGAGGCACTTAACAAACTACACGACGACCTGCTCTCTTTCCAAAGGGACAAAAGGAAGCGTGAACGGGCCTACATCTGACGGCAGCAGGCTCACGGACTTCAATTTCAGCGGCAGCATTACGGTATATAATGCGCTGCAAGCCGGGGAGACAGTACACATTCTGTCATTCAACCACGGCAAACAATACTATGTACTGGATAGGATAAGTTGACGTGGACGAGGTTTTTATTCCTATCCCTATCGACGAGGTAACGGAGGCGGAGGAGCAGCCGTCATTGACATACCGCCTTGACCTCGATAACGGCAGGATTGTGGGGAAAGTGGACGGGCTGGAAGCAGTAAACCAAGCTATACGGAAAGCAATCATCACACCCCGTTTCAAGTGCCTTATCTACGACGACCAGTACGGCAGTGAAGTGGAGGAGGCAATTATCACAAAGGACGCAAGCCCGGAATACATCGAGGCAGTAACAGAGGGATTTATCAAAGACGCTCTTGCACCGGACACCCGGATATTGGAGATTTACGACTTTGAGTTTGAGTTCCAAGAGGATAAAGCCTATGTGTATTTTAAGGCGGACACCATTTACGGAAAAACAGAGATAGAGGAGGTGATTTAGAGTGTTTGAAGATTACACATACGAGCTGCTTATGGAAGATGTTCTCAACAATGCCCCGGAGGGAATTGACACGAGACAGGGCAGCGTATTTTACGACGCAGTTTCCGGGCCGGTAATGAAAATCGCAAAGCTCTACACCGACCTTGACCTCATTGTTGAAATGACGAGCGTTTCAACGGCAGTCGGGGACGCATTGGACGTAAAGGCCGGTGAATACGGCGTTACGAGACTGGCGGCCACGAAAGCAAAGTACAGGGTATCATTCGAGGGAACGCAGCCGGAGTTAGGAGAGAGATTTTACAGCGACGGCAAATATTTCGTTCTGAGAGAGGACACAGAAGCGAGCGTGTTCTACCTTGAGGCAGAGAACGTCGGAGAGGACGGCAACGAGATTTACAGCGGAACCCCGGCAGTCCCGGTCAACAGCATTGAGGGGCTTGAGGCTGCAACGTTTGGAGAGATTTACGAGCGAGGCAGCGACAGTGAGGACGACGAAAGCCTCAGAAGTCGTGTGCAGGAGAAAATCGCAGGCCCGGCAGAGAACGGCAATAAGCAGCATTACAAGACATGGTGCGAGAGCCGGGAGGGTGTCGGCAGGGCGAGAATATTTCCGCTATGGAACGGGCCGAACACGGTCAAGGGTGTTCTGATTGATACCACCGGGAAGCCGTGTGGAAATGCAAAGGTGGCGGAGGTTCAGCACTACATCGACCCGGCGACACTGGGCTACACGGCAGTTGTTGACGGGAAAAGCTATGTTGTGGGCGACGGGCTGGGAGAGGGTGTTGCAAACCTCGGAGCGCATTTCACAGCAGCAGCGGCCACGCCTCTTACCGTTTCAATTTCCTTTTCGGCGGAGATTGCCAGCGGAGCAACGAAAGACGCAGTACGGCAGGAGGCAACAACGGCCATTGCGGAGTATTTCAAAGAGCTGGTATTAAAGACCACGGAGGCGGCGGACATTGTTGTGCGTGTTTCCAATATCGGAGCTATTTTGAGCAGCCTTACCACCCTGCTTGATTACAGCGATTTGAAGCTGAATGGCAGCGCACACAATATCATTCCCGGAGAGGACGACGTACCTATCGTTGGGGAGGTGGTTATTGAATGAGGTTCTATGAGAAGCAGTTCGAGAACAACTTCGAGGAGCTGATAACCTACTACCCACGATTTTACCGGGATGTGTACGAAATGGTGGAAATCCTAAAGGCAAACGGCAGGGTATTTGACCGAATGGAGGGAGACATCGAGCAGACGTACCTCAACTGTTTTATCGAGTACGCCGACGAGGAGACAATCAAAAAACTGGAAGATTTTCTTGATATAAGACTTAACAAGAGTAGGACGCTTGAGGAGCGCAGGAGGCTCGTTAAGTCTTATTTTATTGGCTTCGGAAAAGTCTCCGCCACCATGCTCAAGGAAATGATACAGAGCTACACCGGCGCAGAGGTTGAGTGCAAATTTGAACCATTCGACGAGGCCGGAAACAATATGCTCTACCTCAATTTCCAGAGAGGCAAGGAACCGACGCTCTACATGAGTGACATCAACCTGCTTCTCTCGAAGAAAATACCGGCCCATATCAAGTGGAGGGCGGCGGTCACATACCGTTTTCCTATTGGCATTGGGAAGCGCAGGACGCACTACCCGTGTTCCTATGAGTTTTGCGGAACAAAGCCGGAGCCGGTTCTGGTTGCTTCTGCACATGGCATTGAGACGGTCACAGCACCCGGAGCCACCAATGCAGTTATGACCTATAAGAACAGCAGCGAGGGCGGCGTAACGCCGGAGGCAGGAACTACGCCGAACATTTCCACCCTTGCACACAATGACGCAATTAACGCCGCAACAGAGGCAGCAGTGACCTCCTGCGGCGTTGATTATATCCCGTGTGGGACTATTTACACATCACAGTAAGGAGGCAGCGCAATGGCATTTTGGACAGATGTTTTCTTGAACAAAGTTCGACAGGACTGGCTCAAGAGGATTGTGAAAATCCAGTATTACGCCGGAGGGGTCTGGTATGACGCAATGATTACCAATAAGACCATTGAGGGCGACACGCTGAAAATCACAAGCCAGACAACAGACAGCAAAGCCCTTGTTGTAACCAGCGTAAGGCTGATTGACACGGGCGGAGACGTAGCCGGGCAGATTTCGGAGAGTATCACGAAACTTGATACGCAGGGTGTTATCACCCTTTGGGAGTTTCCACTCTACGAGATTACCAGCACACAGTAAGGAGGTGAAGAACAGATGTATAGCAATTTACAGTGGCTCGACCATGCAGTGACACCAGACCGCACATTCAAAATGCAGACCAACAGCGACGGAACGGTGACACTCACACCGGCGGGCAAAGTTATCCAGCAGGGAACGAACATGAGTGCGGCCAACTTCAACAACATGGAAATGGGGCTGACCGACCATGACCTCGCCGTGAAGATTTGTATTATGGCCCTTAGACAGATTGAGAGCCGCACGACGGACAGTGAGGCAGACATCGACGAGCTGGCAGCGGATATTCTGGCAGAGGTTACGCCGGAGGAGCAGACCGTAACACTGACAAATGGGGCGAGATACCCGTTCAACAGCAGCAGCAAGAGTGTGAGCCTCAAGGCGAACCGCAAGACCAAAAACTACACGGTGGAATATGAGGTAAGCAGCTCTGACGGCAACGTTGGAGAAATTGTTGTAGGCAGCAAGGCTCTCAATGGCTTCTCTATGGCGTTCACCGGCAGCGCAAAGACCGTAACCGTAAAACTGAAAATCAGAGGAGGAATTATCGCATGAAAGTAATTGAGATTAACGAGGGTTCAAAAATCCCTTATGAAGTGAGCAAGACAAAGATTTGCTTTGACGACGACCTCACAATCAACCTTGCAAAGAGACAGGAGGACTGGCCGGTACACATCGACATTCTCACCGACGGGGACGGTGTTCTTGTAACCGGAGCAGAGAGTGGCAACTACTATGTTGCGCAGATTGACATTCCGGCAAGGGAATACAAGAAGCCGGAGGCAACAGAGGAGACAGCAACCGTCGAGGAGGGTGGAGAGCAGGCGGGTACAACCGACGCTCCGCAGCCGGAGCCGTTACCGCTGGATATGGAAAAGGTTACGCTCACACTTTGGGCGTTGGTAAATTACGAGGCATAAGGAGGAAAAGAGACAATGAGTAATTTTGATTTATCGAGCCTTGCGCTCGCTTCTGCGTTCCCTACGAACAAAATTCTGACAGACGACAAAGGGCTGCCGTCTGTCATGGTTTACATTCCGAAATTTAAGATGTCAGACGTTATCGACGGAGCCGGGGACAGCACCCACCCGGCTTTTATTGTCAATGGAGTTGAAAAGGACGGCATTTACATTTCCAAGTACCAGAACGTCGCATACAACAACAGAGCCTACTCGCTGCCGGGTGAAGACCCGAAAGTAAGTATCACGGCAGACACCGCCCGTAAATACTGCGAGGACAAAGGTGCAGGCTGGCACATGATGTCCGCTATGGAATGGGGCGCACTTGCTTTATGGTGCAAGAAAAACGGCTGGATGCCTTGGGGTAATAACAACTACGGCAAGGACACCAGAGAGACCATGAAGAAAGGCGTACCGGCCAAGTATGAGAGCGACGGCAGAACCGCTACTATCCTTACCGGCACTGGCCCGGTGGAGTATTCCCACAACAAGCAGCTCGACGGAATTTACGACCTCAACGGCAACGTGTGGGAGTGGAGCGACGGCATGAGACTTGTTTACGGTGAGCTGCAGGTGCTTGAGAACAACAACGCAGCAGACAGCTCCAACAGCAAGGCGGCCAGCTCCGCAGCATGGAAAGCAATCGACGGAACTACCGGCGCACTGATTGCCCCGGACGGCAGCGGCACAACGACCAACTCTCTCAAACTGGATATGGTAAGCAGCAAGGGTAAATGGATTACCGGCACACTGTCCGACAAGAAAGACGAGGGACGAGGCTGCAGCTTCGCAAGCGTGACCGCAGATACCAATGTTTGCGACAAGGCGAAAGCGATTTTGTATGCGCTTGCTATGCTGCCGGACAGCACCACATTTGACTACGAGGGCGACTACTTCTACTTTAACAACGGCAACGCCGGGCGTTTCCCGATTCGTGGTGGCGGCTGGAACAACGGTGCGAATGCGGGTCTGTTCTGCACGAACTTGGGCAACCCTCGCTCCTATTCCAGCTGGGGCATCGGCTGCCGCTCCGCTTTTTATGAATAACTGAAAACTGGTTACTGAGTAACTGGTGGGGGGGACGATAGTCCTCCCTATATTTTTGTAAGCAGAGGAGCAGAGTTCATGGCAGAAGCAGAAAAACAATACAGCAAGGAGACGACGAGTTTCCTGCTGAAAGAAAAGATTGCCGACATGATTAAGTACGGCAAAAAAGCTGTGGCGAATTTTCCTCGAAGAGAACGCCAGACGGCAGACGAGATACGCCGAACAATGCTGAATATGTATCGGCTCTCAATCGTTATCGAGAAGAAATATTACAAGAAAACCACTCTACAAGACCTCGATATTGAGTTGGACGTTTTGCGACACCTTATACGGCTTGCGCAGGACAAAGACTACTACGACCAGAATATGGCACCGCCGTTATCATTCCATAAATACGAGGTTTGGAGCGGGCTTCTCAACGAGATAGGCCGTATCATTGGCGGATATATGAAATACGCAAAGCAATAAAAGTTTTGGGGAGTAAGCCGGATAGCGTTTCCCGATTCGTGGTGGCAACTGGAACAACGGTGCGAATGCGGGTCTGTTCTACACGAACTTGAACAACCCTCGCTCCAATTCCAACTGGAACATCGGCTTCCGCTCCGCTCTGCCTCTATGCCGGACGGTTGGGCGTAAATCTTACGGGATTGCGCACGGAGCATAGAGCCAAAGGGGTTTGCTTCCCTCCCCGGTCAGTACAGACCGTGGGAAAAGATTAAATTGCCGTGAAAACGCCCGAATATGGCGCAGGAAGAGGCGAGAACAACAGCTACGGACGAGGCGGAAACGTCTCACACGGCGGAAATGGAGAAAAGTTGAATATGACAACGGAGATTTCACCAGAAAAGATACCGGGCATGGTGACGCTCGATGATATATACGATGAAATTTGCAGCTATGAGGGCCTGTACCAATCACACCTTGAGGCCAGAAAGGGTAAGAGATACCGTGACGACGTTTTGGTATTTACGGACAGGCTGGAAGAAAACCTTATTGAGCTGCAAAACGAACTTATTTGGCAGACCTACAAAGTCGGCAAGTACAGGCAGTTTTATGTTCGGGAACCGAAGCTGCGCCTCGTAATGGCGTTGCAATACCGTGACAGGATTGTGCAGTGGGCGATTTACAGACAGCTTTACCCGTTCTACGACAAAATGTTTATTGAGGATTCCTACGCCTGCAGGAGAGGGAAAGGCTCCCATAAGGCGGCGGACAAACTTCAATACTGGCTGCGACAGGTCAGCAGGAAACCCGGAAAATGGTATTACTTGAAGCTGGATATAAGCAAGTATTTTTACAGGGTAGACCACCTTGTATTACTTGAGATTTTGAGCCGGAGGATAAAAGACCCTCGGCTCTTTCAGCTTCTTAGGGAGATTATTAACAGCGAGGACACCCATTTCGGGCTGCCAGCCGGGGTGAGCCCGGACGAATGCCCGGAGGAGGACTGGCTGAGTGATGTAGGAATGCCGATTGGCAACCTCACATCACAACTATTTGCGAACATTTACCTCAATGAGTTAGACCAGCTCTGTAAACACGAGCTGCATTTACACTATTACATTCGCTATATGGACGATGTAATTATCCTTTTGCCGGACAAGAAAGAGCTGGCAAGAGTAAAGGCAATCATTGAGGCATTTCTCAACGATTATTTGCACCTCGACCTCAATAACAAGACGGCTATACGCCCTTGCAGTCTCGGCATTGATTTCGTGGGCTATCACATTTGGGCGACCCATAGGAAGCTCAAGAAGCAGACGGCCCGCAAGATTATCCATGCGGTTGACTGGATGTGCGAACAGGGAGAGAAAGGCAATATGAGTAAAGAGGAGTTTGAGCGCAGAGTGGCCTCATACAGAGGCATTTTATTACACTGCGACAGCTACGGTCTGAGAAAGAAGCTGAACAGCATTTATTTCGACCATGTTGTTACAGAGGAGCCGGAGAAGCAGGAAGCCAAACAGAAGCCGGAGTGCGCCGAGAGAAAATGCTATACTTGCCAGAATTTCCGCAGAGAGTTTTTCTGCGGTTATGGAGCTTGCAGGTGCGACATTTACGGCTCTTTGGACGTAGACCAAAAGGAACGACACCCGGACAGAACAGCGGCGACTTGCCCGGACTATACACCAAACGAATAGAAAAGGAGGGTATTGGAGTGTATATCGACGGAGATACGATAATCAGAGCGGCGGCTATTCTCGGTGCGCTTATTGCGCTGGGAACCGCCGCTTATGCTGTAATCAAGTGGTTTCAGAAGCAGGAAAAACAGACGGTTGACATCGAGGAGCTGCGAAAGAAAGAGGAGCAGGACTTAAAGGAACTGCGAGACGAACAGTGCCTCATTAGTTACGCTATGCTAGCTTGCCTTGACGGTTTGAAGCAGCTTAATTGTAACGGGGCAGTTACAGAGGCCCACAACAAACTTGAGAAGCACCTCAACCAGAAAGCACACAGACAGTAACAGGAGGCGGACATGAGAAGAAAGGAAACAAGGCGTGAAGTGCGAAAGAAGCCCTCCCAGAAAAAGAGCAGCGTTGGAGTTATGGATATTATTTTGATTATTGTCGGAATTTCATTGCTGCTTTTCACAACGGCCATGATAAAACTCTTTAGAGAGTACGGAGCCGTCCCAGACACCCTTATCACCTGCGTATTTGCAACCCTCGGAGGAGAGTGCGGCATTATGGGGTGGATAAAGACCACCAAAGACCGCAACAAGGAACACCAGTGGGAGCAGGAGGACAAAGCGGAGGCAAAAAAGGAAGCCCTCAAGCAGGAGGAGGAACAATCGCCGGATGGCAATATGTAAGGAGGTACTATGGGACTTACGGGAAAGAATGTCGAGGAAAAGATATGGAATTTCCTCATTGGTAAAGGGTTGAGCAAAGCCGGAACCGCCGGGCTCATGGGAAATTTGTTCGCAGAGAGCGGCCTCAATCCGAAAAATTTACAGAACAGTTTCGAGAAGAAACTCGGACACACGGACGACAGCTACACCGCCGCCGTGGATAGCGGCACATACAGCAACTTTGTAAAGGACAGCGCAGGATATGGGCTTGCGCAGTGGACGTATTGGAGCCGTAAACAGAATATGCTTGAGTTTGCACGAGCCGCAGGCAAGTCTATCGGAGACTTGGAAATGCAGCTCGATTTTTTATTTAAGGAGCTTTCGGAGGGGTACAAGACGGTACTGGCGGCACTGAAAGCGGCAACGTCCGTAAAAGCAGCCAGCGACAATGTGTTGCTGAACTTCGAGAAACCGGCAGACCAGAGCGACGCAGTAAAAACAAAAAGGGCCAGCTACGGCCAGACCTACTACGACAAATATGCAGGGACGGGCGCAGCGGCAGAAAACGGAGGTAACATTATGGGATATACAAACAGTTCACTCGTAGATTGCACAGTGAAAAGCCCGAACCACAGCGGGCAGAGAACGCACAAGATTGACCGTATCACACCGCATTGTGTAGTGGGCCAGCTCACGGCGGAGAGTATTGGCGGCTGCTTCACAAAGCAGAGCGTACAGGCCTCTTGCAACTACGGTATCGGCAAGGACGGCAGAGTAGTTCTCTGCGTAGACGAGAAAAACAGAAGCTGGTGCAGTTCCAGCAACGCCAACGACCAGAGAGCGGTAACGATTGAGTGCGCTTCTGATATGGCGGAGCCGTACACCATGAACACCGCAGTTTACAATAAGCTCGTGAAACTTATTGTTGACATCTGCAAGAGAAATGGACTGAACAAGGTTCTTTGGTTCGGAGACAAGGACAAGAGCCTCAATTACAACCCGAAAGACGGCGAGTGCGTTCTGACCGTTCATCGTTGGTTTGCGAATAAGAGTTGTCCGGGCAACTGGCTTTACAGCCGCATGGGACAGCTTGCGACTGCGGTTAATGCAGAGCTTGGCAGCGGCAGTAACACCGGCGGAACCCCTAAACCGGCCACAAAGACCGATACAGTAACGAGCTTCCCGGCGACACCGTTCACGGTAAAGGTTCTTATTGACGACCTCAATATCAGAACCGGCGCAGGCATGGGGTACGCAGTAACCGGCCATTATACTGGCAAGGGTACATTCACCATCACGGAGATAAAGGACGGTTGGGGCAAGCTCAAGAGCGGAGCAGGCTGGATTTATCTTGGAAACCCGTCTTACTGCACCGTACAGAGCGCAGCGGCGACCAACCGCACATACACCGTAAAGGCCGGGGACAGCCTTTGGGCTATCGCAGCAAAGCAGCTCGGCAACGGCAGCAGATACAAAGAGATTAAGAGCCTCAACGGACTTATCAGCGACGTAATCAACGCCGGACAGGTCTTGAAGCTCCCGAACTAAGAGAGGAGGAAACAATCATGCAGGAGTTTATCACAGCACTTCTTACGGCGGTTATTACAGCCGCCGTCCCGGTCATTACCGTTTATGCGGTCAACGCCCTTAAAAAGGCAGGAGCAAATGCAGAGGCCGACACAGAGGACATCAAAGTAAAGGGCTACATCAATGAGATTACGACGGCGGTTGCCGACGCAGTATCGGCCACCAGTCAGACGTATGTTGACGCATTGAAGCAGGCCGGGAAGTTTACGGCGGAGGCACAGAAAGAGGCAGCAAAGAAAGCCCTCAACGCTTGTATTGCCTCCCTCACACCGGCAGCCACAAAGTTTATCGAGAGCGCATACGGAGACCTCAAAGAATACCTTTCCAACAAAATCGAGGCGGAGGTACGCAAGCAGAAGCTCTCAACCGGCATTCCTATCGCTTCGGTTATGGAAAGCACCACGGACACAACGGCGGTAGCAGCTTCTACGGCGGCAGCAACCGCAGCCTCAGTCATTCAGACGGCCATTAGTCAGATTGACGCAGAGGCAAAAGCACCGGCAGCAGAGTGACGGTGTAAATATCGGGAATTTGTGAATTTATGATTTATGTTCCCCGGCGTGATATGCCACCAAAGCGTCGGGAAAGCCCCTCTCATGGAGAAATCTGTGGGAGGGGCTTTATTTTTTTGCCCTTTTACAGCATATCAGTTAAAAGTCCACAATTTCGGAACCTAAAATACAGCATAGTCAACAAATGTCCCATTTTGGGGTATTATTTCTCTGATTTGGTTGACTTTGCCCCATATAGGGGCTATAATGAGGTCACAGTCAAGGAAACAACAAAGACAATTACCCAAAACAGGTCACGGAGGTATAGGAATATGGCAGCAACAAAAGAGCAGGAACGCAAGGCATTGGCAAGAATTAAGAAAATCGTCGAGGAACTGGGCGAGGATAGTTATATCGGAATGGCCTTTGAGGGTTGTTTCGAGGTAGCAGAGGAGAACATCGAGAATGACTTTGCTTGCAGTATGAAGCAGAGAGCGGAACACGCTGAAATGGAAGCCGGAAAGTACAAGAAAATGTACGAGGACACCGCAGCAGATTTCGAGACAGCAGAGGCAACTATCGCAGGACTTGAGCAGAAAGTTCTCTCAACAGCAGAGGGCGGAGCAATCAAGGCAATCCTTTATCATTACCAGACAGAGGCCACAAGACTGGCTGACGAATCAGCTCAGAGAATTGTAGAGCTTGCCGACAGCCCGGACACCCCGGAGTTTAGACAGGCAGTGCAGGATAACCGAAACAGCAAGAAACGCATGGAAGATAGCAAAGCACTTATCCAGAGAGTTCTTGACATTATGGCTTAAATTTTACCCTTAAATGACCCGAAATGGGTCACAAAACAAGCGAGCCGGGGCGCAGATACCCCGGCAGGAGGCAAAATGATAACAGAAGAACAGGCAAGAGCGCAGGGAGCCGATGATATTGATGTTTTCTTAGGTATTTGCAATGAGGAAATCATTCCGTCAAGTAAGCCGTCTCGCCTTGAACAGCTTCACGGAAAAATTGTTGGCACACGAACAGAACCGTATCACGACGTGACAGTATATGAGGACGGTTACGAGGATTGGTTCTACATCGGAGAATAGGAGGCAAAACATGAGATATTACAGCATTATGCGCCCGGTAATGCCGGGCAGCTACCCGAAAAAGGCAGCAGCACAGGAGACTGAGAACTTCGACGAGAAAACATTCTGCGAGGAGATTGGCCGGGAGGCATGGGGCTACATCGACTACTCGGAGGAGCTTACAGAGAGCGAGGCCGCAGACTATGAGCTGGTTCCGGCAAAGGAGAACAAAGAGGAAATCACAAATAAAATCGACGCCCTGTTTGAGGAGCTTGTACCGGCCTCCGGGAAAGCAGATACCGTCGCCGGAGAAATTATCAGAGCGGTTTGCAGGATTGGCTATCGCTGGTTCAATGACGGAGACATGGTCGGCGTTGGATATGGGAAAGAGACCTGCAACCCGGCAGCGAGATACCTTGCGGAGAAAGCCGGAAGCAGGGTTGAGAGGGCTATATCGGATATGTGGGAAGATTTCCTCCCGGATGACATTTACGAGAAGCGCTTACAGACCCTTAATGTGGAAGTCTTGGCGTTCCTTGATTTACACCCGGAGCTGAAAGGACAGCCGAATAGCGAGGATATGTGGGACTATAAGGACGAGGCAGAGGACGTAGACGACGACTACGAGGACGACGAGGAAGAATATGAGGAGGAAGATTACGAGGACGAGGAGGACTGGTAATCACTCCCTTAGATACAAATTTTCAAAATGGAGGACAAAAAACAATGAGCGAAAGAAAATATTTCCCTATCAATGAGAGCAGCGCAAGAACGGCGCACAACATGATGTCTATGAGAGACTATTCCGAGGGCAGCACCACAAGCGCATACCGCAGCGAGGTTGACAAGGCGTATGAGCTGGCGGATAAGGTTGCAGAGAAAAGACCGGCAGAGGCAGAGAGAGCCTACCGACTGGCGGAACGCTACGCAAAGAAAATGGCGGAGTATTACAACAAGGACAGCAGTATCGGCATGATGTGTCCGTCGGTTCTTATCAGCGGAGCCGGTAACTTCCCGACCAAAAAGAAAGAGAGACAGGTCGCAGCATGGGAGCGTAACCACCAGTTCTACAATGACATTCAGAGTATTCTCAGAAAGATTGAGGGTATTCTCTACGGCAAGGAAATCATCAAGTCCGACGACGAGAGGGCAATCGAGAAGTTGGAGGAGAAACTGGAAGATTTGAAGAACCTGCAGGAACTTATGAAAGCGGCGAATAAGGCTATCCGCTTGAAAGATACAGAGGCAGGCGACGACAGACTGAGAGAACTTGGTTTCAGCGAGGAGGAAATCAAGAAGCTGCGCACCCCGGATTTCTGCAACAGATTGGGTTATGCGAGCTATGAACTCACGAACAACAATGCGAATATCCACCGTATCGAGGGGCGTATTAAGAGCCTCAAGGCGGCCAAAGAGAGAGGAACCTCGGAGCAGGAGTTCAAGACCTTTAAGGCGGTGGAGAACACGGAAGCCATGCGATACCAGATTATCTTCGACGGAAAGCCGGAGGCAGATGTCCGTACCCTGCTGAAATCCAACGGGTTCAAGTGGGCTCCGTCGCAGGGAGCATGGCAGCGTCAGATTACCGCAAACGGTAAGTGGGCGTTCAACAGAGTTATTGAGAAGTTAAAGGAAATGGAGGAGGAATAAGGTATGCTGCAAAATCTCAAATATTACAAGGAGAGCCGGGCCATGCAGGAGGCCGCAGAGGGAGAAATCCACAAGCACGGCCAGTATTACACCACCTGCGTAATCGGGGTATATTCACTCACGAGCGGTATTAAGGCGTTCCCGTGCGGGATTGGGGACGACTACGAGCTGAAAGGCGAGGAGCTGGTACAGGTGCTTGAGTTTATCCAGAAGCAGCGAGAGGCAATCGCCTCCCGCTACCTTGTTAAGACCTACGAGGGCTGGCAGGAAAGTGGTCTCCCGACATTCGAGGACTACTGTAAGCCGGGAGATACCGTGGACGAGGCAATGGTGGACTACTTTATGAACTGCGTACCGCCGGTTTCTATGAGTAGTTCGTGTGCGCAGGCAGGCGAGGCGTACAACCATGTACCGGACGACAAGAACAGATACAGAGCAACCTATCTGACGTTTGTACGTCTCTCGTCCTCTCAGTGGCGATTTGCCGGGTATTGTTACGCCGGGGAGACAACTAACCGGGTAGAGGTGGAAACGAGCCTTGAGAGGCGCATTAAGGAGGCAAGGACAAATGGATAAGGACTACAAAGAGAAGATTAGAAAACTGCTGGCGTTGGCAGAAAGCCCGAATGAGCATGAGGCACGGGCGGCACTTCTGAAAGCCCGCCAGCTCATGGCGGAGCATAAGCTCACGGAGGCGGAGCTGAAAGATGTTGAGAAACAGCAGGTAAAGGACGTGAGAACCGACATCACCTGCAGCAAGAGGAGAGACCCGTGGATAGTAAGCCTCTCGGCGATTATCGGAGAGAACTATTGCTGCAAAGGGTACAGACACCGCAGGTACGGAGAACAGACGAACTGTATCGGGTTTATCGGCCTTGAGGACGACGTAGAGATATGCGTCGCAGTTTTCAAATACGCCGTCGATTGCGTCCTCTCAGAGATTAAGAACATCAAGAAAGAGAACGCCTGCTATTACAGCGACTATGTAAAGAGGCTCTGCAACAGTTACGGCTATGGATTTACCGCCGGAGTTTCGGAGGCATTCAGAAAGCAGCAGGAAGAAAATGAGCAGGGCTGGGGATTGGTTCTGGCTATGCCGAAAGAGGTCGAGGAGGCTTCGCAGTATTTGGGACATGAGCAGTTCCAGAGCCGGGCGCAGAAGCATTTACAGGGCAGCGAGTATTACAGAGGTTTTGAGGAGGGGACGGAGTTTGACCCGACAAAGAGACTGGGAGAGGAGGCGACGGTATGAGCGCAGGATATGACAAGCTGAAAGCAGCGGTTGACAAGGATTGTGTAAAGGACGGCGGAACCATGCACCCGGAGGGGTGTGTGGCCTGCGGAGGAAAGTGCTCCCATAAGTATTGCGATAAGTTCAAGTGGGTTATCGACAGAGCCAAAGCCTATGGGGAGGCTACCGGGCTGAACTGGGAGGATGTTCTTGACGGCTGGGAGACCGACAGAAACTATTGGTACATGAACTACTATCAGGACCGTAACCAGCCGGAAATCAAAGCAGGGAAAGTGAGGGTATTCGGAACGATACTTGAGTTGAAAGAGGCTATCGGAGAAATGAAGTTCCGTTGCCCGTCCTGCGGAAAAGAAAGTCCGAACCCTTATGAATGTAAGGCGTGTGGTTGGAAAGTTTACGGCCTGCTGGGAGACATGGGGAAAGGCGTTTTTTGTCTATGAAAAGGAACAACTCAGAGGAGAGACCATGTTCATTCCGATATCTTGGGAGGAGGACAAAGTATGATTTTCAGAAACGGCACCCACGCAGAGGAGTGGGCGGCAGCAATCTACCGGGCAGACGCACACCGGGACGACGATACAGCGAACCCGTACTTCGGGGCGAGCCTCTTTCTTATCACGGCGGTTCCGGGCCTGTATGACCGGGTAAAGGAACACATTCACAACGGCTGGGCGAACTATTCGGAAATGCTTGAAATGAACCTATCCAGTGGCGAGAGGCTTATTGTCGAGCTGGCCGGGAACTTTTACAACGGCGGTTTCTTCGACGGATACAAGCCGTCGGACATTATCGAGAAACTGGACGCAGATACCGTGGAGCTTGTCGCCAGAGCCTTTGTACTGCGGAGACAACGCATTGACATGAATACGATTTTTGACTGAAAAAAGTTGAAAAAAATTCTCGGAAATGGTTGGGTTTCGGAACCCAAAAGAGTATAATATAATTACAGTCAAGGGAAACCAAGACGAGTAAGGCAGGCAAGGGTCGGAAAGGAGGACTTCATGGAGGAAATGACAAAGGAAGAAATGCAGAGATACCTCATCAAGGAAGCGCAGAGAGGTAGCACGGAATTGGAAGCATACAGAAACTTAATGGAGATTCTTGGTATCGAATTTCCGAATGACAACAAAAAAGCCGACTAAATAGTCGGCAAGGCACGAGTAAGGGAGGGCGGGCTTGCCACCGCTCCCCACTCTTAAAATATTATATCACGCATTCAGCGGAATGGCAAGAGATAGGAGGTACAGAAGTTTGGCAAAAACAGGGCGGCCACTCAAGGAAAAGACCGTGTTATCACATAATGTAAAAGTCCGTCTTGATGACGAGACCTACGACAGATTGCTCATGTACTGCGGTAAGAACCATGAGAAAGCCGCAGTTATCAGAGAGGCACTGAAAGCGTTCCTCGATACGGCAGGAGTACCCCGCTGGGAGGACAAAACAGAGTGAAAAAGGCAGGCAGAAAGCAGCAGATTATTTCCGACACGGAAAAGACCGAATAACGCCGGAATGGTTCAGAATATTTTCGGAAACACTTGGAACTGGCATGGAATTTCCAAAAATAAATCATTTAACGGTTAATTTAATTAACGAGTAACGGAGGGAAGAAACACCTGTATTCGAGAGTTTTCGGGGAGAAAACAGAACTATTCCGGCATTTCGGAAGTGTAATAGTTACATAATCGACCATTCGACGACGAAAACACCACAAAGTAAAGTATAGTAAAGTAAAGGAAAGGAAAGTAAATAATATTTATGCGATAATTCGGAAAGGAGGTTACACTATGGCTCGTAGACTTAACAACACCACAAAGCGTCCCAATCGCCTTACGGCAGAGGAGAAGTGGGAGAGAGAAACCACACAGCTCCGTGCACTTGCCACTTCGCAGTTTGGGGAGTATTGCAAGAACCGTTTCAATGTCCCGGAGGTGGAGGAGGCCGAAAAGACGTTCAAGGAAGCCTTGCGGCAGATTTCAGACCCGGAGTTGAGAAACACGCTTGACATGGCGACGGGAAAAATCTCATACGCCTATGAAATCTTAGGATTTTGTGCTGGACATTTTGCACAGGACAGTAGGAGCCGGGCCGCATTTTTTTAGGCTTATTAGTGATAACCTTAGAAGTATCACAAA